TAGCTTCCAGTCGTTGCAGGAAACTTTGCTCCCAGTCAGTGCCGCGGTATCCGAGGTTTCGAGCCTCGTCTATCAGTATTTTTGCGTCCCGGTATGTCATCTGCGTCCCTCAGACTTCTGGGGTTTTTAACCCCTGTAGATTTTCCGGTGTAGTATTTCCAATTGTACCACTACCGGAATTTTTGTCAAGCGCTATTTTTTCTCGTCGATAACGCGGGCATCCCCGATTGATACAGTAGGTAAAGAAACGCCCCGCGTTATCACGTTTCCATACCTCAGTGCGTTCGTGGCATGCGTCACAGTGATGAAGGTTCATTCCTTCTGCCGCTGCCGGATCGCGGTTGTTTCTCCCTTCCGCTGCCGCTGCCGGATCGCGTAATCAAACAACGAACTTTCCGCCAGCGGGTCCAGTACATACCCGCACGATTCCATTACTCGCGCAGCATCGCGCAAACGGAATAGAATTTCCGGTGTAGCAGTGCGCAATATTTCCATGTTGTGTGCTATGCGATCGTGTTCGATCTGGTGTAACGCTGCTTTTGTGAGGTCGATAAATTCCTGATCTGTCATTCTAGTCCTCCATTCATTAGTATCGTGTCCACTGCGAGGGTCTCCGTGACTCTAGCTCTCCCGGCCAGGATCTCCTTGTAGATCCCTTTGATCTGTGCTGCTGCGGTTACCCCACGTTGGCACTTGCTACATCCGCAGCGGTTTGACTTCTTGTGCTCCTTTTTATATTGCATTAGATTCGACAACCTCAATTTTCTTCTTTCTACCGCCTCTTGCACCGTAATATCTGGCTGAATAACAGGTCAATATCTTCATGATGTCCTCAGCCAGTTCTTCTTCGTATTTCTTTTCCCTGTTTTCCATAATCTCAACCTTAATCCCAAGATTGCGGAATATTGACCAGAGATACTCATACCCAAAGCGAGCAATGCGGTCTTTGTATTCAATCAGGACACGCTCAATTTTTCCTTGAAAAGCCATGTTCAACAACTTGTGCAAGCCTTTCCGTTTCTCATTTATCCCGCTGGCTATTTCATCAATCACAATGTATTTATAACCCTGTGATTCAGCGTGTTTCATCAGCCTGTCTTTCTGGCGTTCAAGATTTTCTTTTTGCTTTGCCGTAGAACATCTGGCATAAACAACGGTGACTTTATCTTGCTTCTCTGTTACTTTTCCAGTGAAGTGGTCTAAGTCCTCTTGCATAAAACGCCTGTGACCGCCAGTGGTCTTGAACGATTTTATTCGCTCATTATTGGCAAGAGTTTTTAGCGTGTTGATTGATACGCCAATGTATTTACTTGCTTCTTTTGTTTTGAGTATCATTGTGATAATGTTCCTGTTCTTCCCATAGCTTGTTTGCAACCTCTACATCATCTTCGTTCTCATCTTCCAAATCATTTATCTCCCGCAACTCGTTGCACTGGTCTTTTAAAATTTCAAAGGTGCATGATTCACACAATGGAGTTTCATCTTGGTCAAAGAAATATTCTGGTCTTATGGTTCCGCAATTTGAACAGAAAAGGTCGTCCATTTTTTCATAAAAATTATCCTTTGTTACTTTCATTTTCCACCTCTTTTGACTTGTATCTTTTTAACAGGAAATTTTTCACCAGCCTTTTTACACAGTTTTATAAATTCTCTTTCCGCATAATTCGGCCTGCCAAGTGTTAAGCATATTTCGCATATACCTTCAGAAAGATTGTCTGGATTTATTTTTGCCCCGAATCTTTTTCTTGTGGCTTTGACAACAAAGTTAGGGCTGATATACTTTGTCCCTTTCCATACCGTTACATCTCTAAAAATTTCCTGTAAAATGTCATCAACATAATAGGTGCTTAGTTTATAATTAAAGTTTTTCATTTCTGCTTCTCCTTTTGGTAAAAAATACTGTCCATAAATGTATCTATTGTTTTTCCGTAAGCAACAGCGTTTTCTAAGTCACGTTTCATCTCGCATGATTGGCAGACTGTAAATATTCTTCCGTTAGTATCTCCACACGCCTTACACTTCCATCTGCCTTTTGGAAATCCAGACTTAACATTTTCCATTTCCACCCCCTTCTATTCTTGTTTTTGCTATCTCAAAATATTCTTTATTCTGCTCTATCCCAACAAATCTATAACCAAGCGATTTAGCCGCTATTCCCGTCGAGCCAGAGCCTAAAAATGGGTCTAAAACCAGCCCATTCTTAGGAGTAACAAGACATATTAAATACTTCATTAACAGTATTGGCTTAACCGTAGGGTGATAGTTTTTATATTTAACGTTCCTGTCATTTCCACTACCAGTTTTCATTGTGCATTTAGCACCGCCCATTTTATCTATATCGCATTTTGCTTTTTCTTCGCAGTTTTCCAATCCTTTATCACGCTCTGAACGGCTTGCCTTAGCACAGTAGAAAAAGCGGGCTGCTGAACCTTTCCCATCATATCCAACCACTTCACCGTTTTTGTTTGTGATACTTCCCCAGCCAGCGTATTTATTATTTTTACTGTTTATTTTATGAGGTTGACAACCGTTACTATCAGGAAATAAATCCAATACCTCTTGTGAGCCATCGTGGATGAAGTTGGCTGGAAATCTTCCAAGCGGAGATACTTCTTGATTCTCCCCTGCGTATCCACCCTCATAAACATTCTGTGCGGCTTTGTTTGTTTTCCATTCACCGCCAAAAGTTCTTGGGTCAACTTCGCCACGATATTTAATGCGTGATATGTCTATGTTCAATCCGCCAACTCCCCACTTTAAAACATTCTCAACAACGGTTTTTTCTGATAACGGTTTTCTTGCAACAACAATCGGCTCATGAGCTCCCTTCAATCGTGGCCCCGCCGTATATGGTTATCAATATCTTCCCGTCTTCCTGCTGTTCCAGAATTAGCTTTCTCATGCTATGCCCCTTAATCGTTTCCACTTATACGATTTCAATGCGCACAAGAACATGAAATCATCGTCCTTATCCTTGTGCCAATCCACGCTGAATTTTCCGTCTTCGGTAAGATAGACGCTTGCGCGCTTTCTGATTTTTTCCCCGATACGTTCTTCCCATAGGACTTTGTAACCTCCGGTCTGAAGCGCAAACCCCGCTTGTTTCCCCCCTGATTTGATATCTACAAGGATATCGGCCTTTACGCGATCCAGAGTACCGGCTACCATCCATTTCTTCGAATACATTTTGTACTCGATCGCATCGAACGTTTTAATCCCGAGTGCTTTCTTCGCATCATTCCATGCCGTTAACCGAGGCATCAATGCCGGGTCTACACTGTCCATATCGAGGTCGTTCAAGTCTGATAACTCGCAGATCCGGTGCACATACCGGCCACGAATTCTGTCAGATTCAGAGGCACCGTAACTGGATATGAACCCTTCAGCGCCTAATACCTCGGTAACGGATGGAATAACGATTCCCCCTACTTTATAAATATGGGACTCGGGATCAAACTCGAATTTTACTTCTGTTTTTTCTGGCATTTCCTACAGAGAGATTTCTTATACTTACCGGTTGAGAAATCATACTCTGCTTTGGTAATGGGCAGAGTACAATCGTTACAGATAAACTGGCCTTGGAAAACTTCTTGTGCCTGTTCAGCCACTGGCTTACCCTCGTCTGGCGATGGTTGTTCAGCCACTTCAGTTCGTGTTTCAGCCGGCGCAGGAGCACTTTCTGGCTTGTCTTGGGGAGGCTCATCTTTGCCTTTCTTTTCAGACAGGGCCCGCGGCTCTTTCATTGACGTGATCTCAACAGTTTCGGCTTCAAGAATACGTTCAGCCTCATCCTGTTCATAAATCCCGGCAAATCCAAAGGCTTCTCGAGCACCTTGTATTTTGGTTTTGTGCCGTAGCATACGTTTAGTGTGAGTTTTCCACGGAGAATCGTAATCCAGTTGCCGGAATACTTCATCGAGGTATTCACGAACAACGGTTTCGCTCCCGTCCTTCTTAACGATATGGATCTCACACCATTTGGGGCAGGGTTTCGCTCCCGGCATGGTTGTCCATTCTGTTTCGGCCGGCTCCACGTAATAATGGTTTCGGTAATCAGGATGGCTCACCATCAGCCTGTTCCACCCATCAGTGCTGACCACGGGGATGATCGCACCTGTTTTTGTATCCGGGTACGCGTAGATCTCTTTCGTAAGCGGGTTCAACTTGTACGCGTTTGCTACAGCGATATAAGCGATAAACTCTGAATCAGACGCTTCCCGGTAAGTGCCGTCCTTCTTCTTTATCGGCTTGAATATCGCGGCCTTGAGTGTTGACTTCAGGTCGCCCGGATCTACGGACAACCGTTCTGCCAACGACTGCAAAGCATTTTTCTTGACCAGATCCTTACTCATCTTTGCCCCCTGCGTTTATTGCAAGAGCGGATTTCCCAACGTTCAGAATAGTTCTTTCTGGCACAATCTGAACACCGCTGAACACGCCTTTTAACTTCTCCGCTTGAGCCGTAGCGATCTCAACCTGTGCTCTGCGAGTGCCGGCCTCACCGCCGTAAAGCGCTTCCCTCTTTAACATCTGGACTTCGGCTTCCGCTTTACCCACGGCAAGAATACCCGACGCCATAGCAAGGTTTGCATCGCGATTACCTTCTGCCTCGAGAATCCGCTTCTGTTTTTCGGCCTCTGCCTGAAGGATCTCTTTCTGTTTCATGGCCTCTGCCTGTTTGATCTCCTCGATCTTCTTGGCTTCTGCCTCCTGCTTGCGAGATTCAACCTTGGCCTGTGATTCAGCAAAAACTCGGCGAGCTTCTTCTTCAGCGGCTAACGTCTGCTGTTGTTTCTTCAACGTTGTCTGTATGGCGAGGACTTTCTCGGCGATCTCCTGCTCGTATTTAGGATCAAGGTATACCTTATAGATAATGGTGTTCTCTATGAATATACCACGATCTCTGAATACGTGATGGTTCTTCAGTTCTTTGTCAACGGCCTCCTTAAAGTCGACAAACCCTTTGCCGGAATAAATATCCAACGCCTGATGCGGGCGAGCGATCTTATTGACGACATCGACCACGGTACGTTTTAATATGATGGTTTCGTAGTTCTCGCGTAAACCGTCCTTATGGAATTTGACGAGCTTCTGCGGAGAGAATACCGGGGAACCGTTGGAATCAGTGTCCCATCCTAACCGATAGTTGATCGACATTGCGATATACGCTTTCTGGCCACCGTTCTCACCGCAATCGACTACGATACGTTGGAACTGCGGGGCACACGTTAGATCTGCGGTATCTTTTTCGTCGAAGGTGCATTTTTGTGTTCCGATGTTGTACACGTAGATGTCCTGCATCCACCCGCAGAAAAAGTGGGTTCCTGAAAGCCATACGTCTTCGACCACACCGCGAGTCAATCCCTGCCTTACAGCCGCCTGATTCCCCTCGATCTTTTTCCAAGACAGGGTGTGGAAAAAAAGCATCACACCGATGATCCCAACAACTGCGAATATCGCCAGTTTGATGATAAATCCTACCGCCACTTCCTCTGAAGTTCTCATTTTGCTCCTCCATCCTTAAGAGTCTTGTTGATCTTTCGTTTAGCGTTTTCTAACCCGGCCGCGTCCGGGATATCCTTCGCCGTCTTTATGGTAGTCTGGATATTGTCGACAGCGTTTTCGACCCGTTCCCTGATAAACAGTTTCTTACCAAGTCGGTACATCCCGTAGAAGAATAATACTAACAGGAGCAGGAACAACAGATCCCGAAGCAACATGATGACCATTTTTATCACCCCCTTTCATTTTATGACATAGAACCGTTGCCGGCCTATGTCTTGGAAATTCTTCTGACCCTTTGCCCACTTGGGCTCACCGTAAACCTTGACATTCTCGAAATGAGTATACGGCAACCGCATGTTGGGATTCGTCAGGATATTGTCGACGATCCCCTTGTTGCGTTCGTATACCTGCTGTTCAAAAGGAGTGAATTTCATCGACGTAGCCTTCTTAAACTCCTTCGACTTTTTGGTATAGGCCGAGCTACCCGTTAGGGCTTTCTCGTACCCATGCCGATCTGCCCGGTTAAGAAATGTACTTGCCACAGCGGCCACTTCTTCTTCCGGGCCCCCGCCGACTTCCGCGTAGATCATATCGTAGAAACGTTTATCGACCTTGTAGCTTGCCATATCAGAACCACCCTTTCTGCTTACCCCAAAAGTATGTCTTGAGGAATGACCTGTATAAATAATGCCGGGGAGTTTTCTCGATAAACTTATCTGCGAACCGGCAATAGTTTTCATACCGTGTTTTTGTTTCAAGACGCTGATTTGCGATCCCGTCGCGTTCTGGCATATGATACACATAATTAAAACCGTCATACCAAAGACCACCGAATTTTTTGACACGGTAACATAAATCGACATCACACCATTCTCCCACGCCTTTGTATCCAAGATCGAATCCTCCAACTTCTTCCACAGCCTTCTTCCGCAATGCAAATGCTGATGGCTCGAGGAAATCAACTTGAGAACATATAATCGCTCCACTCGATACAGATCCGAATCCTCCACCTATGGAATTGACTCCGCATTTAGATATATAGCAAGGAGAATACAGATTCCCGTCGAGGAACAACTTATTATAGATGGGATGAAACATTTTGAATTTATAGATATCACGGTTGTTCGCTTTATCCGAAGGGACTATCACCCTTGTGCAATATCCAACCATGCGGTTATGATCGAATATCCACATAAGGGTTTCCATATATGATGGGCGGCATATAATATCATCGTCCATCCATACAAGAATATCACCTTTTGCCTGACGCCAGAGTTTGTCCTTGAGCTCAACAAGGTTTCCTTTATCGCGACAGACCAATATCTCAAAACCTTTTACGGTCTGATCTTTAAGACTACGCAATAACCTTCCTAAACTTTCTTCCCTATTGAGCGAACAAATTAGAATCGACGCCTTCATAATGAAAACTCCCTGTGCATTGGCAACCAATCTTCAGGTACGCTTTTATCTGGGCAAAAAAGCAGTTTCTTGTTGGAATAAGATAGCAAGGTATCAATCATTTCCTTGGGATTTTCTGTGTGTTCCACTACATCTTTACAGATCACCACGTCGTATTTCTTTGTTATCTTATCGGTATACAGGTCGATGATATCAATCCGGAGATTGTATTTCGCCCGGAGGAAACGCATCCAAGACAATGCCAACAAGTTGACTTCGGAATATGTAACGTTGAATCCGAATTGCGATAACAGGTAACTCAAGTAACCGCTCCCGCCACCAAAATCCAATACCGATTCCGCGCGAAGCCGAATTATATTATTTATGAATTCCATATATGTTACATAATGGGTCTGCGTCATCGTCTTGATCAGATTCTTCCAGAACTCCATAGGATTCATGCGGTAATACTCGGATTCCGGCATTTTTAACGATCGGTATAAAACAGACTCGAGCTTTAATGATAATTGAAAATTACCAAGCACGAACGCATCTTCCTTGGTGAAGGGGTGTTCTTTGAATTTGAAGTAATCATTAAAGAACACAAGAGCGTCGTCGATTAAACCTTCGTGGATGAACCACTGTTCGTCTTTGCTGAACATAACGTGAGTCGTTTCAAAACCCATAATGTGTACACTCCTAATGTAGCCCAACATACAGGCAGGTGTAAAAACCACGCCTTATCTTTTATCTTCCGGTATCCAAGAAACGATATCCACAACGGCTGTATGCAGGTTATGGTGCAGAAAATAAACCAGACCAATCGCGGGATATCCTTGGTGCGAACCATCTGCCATCTGCGTTGCGGAACGGCAAACTTGTCTGCGTACTTCAAGCGTTTCCCAAAGAAAGCCCGGAAATCTTTCGCAGTCTTGTGCCATATCGACGAATCTGTTAAGATGTAAAACGTGTACCCCTTAAGCCGCAAATCCTCACAAACATCGATATGGTAGTAATGATCGAGATCTGCCTTCAAAAGCAGATCCTTCCTGATAAAGAAACCGTTATCCCCGATCGTCGGGACTTGATCTCTTGTTAAACGATAGGGAATGTTGCGATAATAGGGAAGTTTATCGCATTTGCCGAGATAGAAGGGAATAGGATCGTTGCACCCCATAAGCGCAAAATAACGATTCAGCGGAGTGTCATCAAGATGGTAGAAGTACCTGAATGGATATGCGCCCGTCGCTATCGGTATGGCCTTCAATGCGGATATATGTTTCTCGAAAAACGATGTATCATTCAAGAAGTTGTCCGAAGCCAGAATACAGATAAATTCTCCCCGGGCCCGGCGTACACCGATCGCTTTGGCGCTCTCCGAATCTCCTTCGGTAACAACATCTACCTCATAATTCTTGTATGTCTGATCACCGATCGACAAAAGAAGATCCTTGAGATCTTGATTCTCTCTATCCTTGGCCGTTATAATAACCGACAGTTCTGGGTTCATTAGAATACGTCCCCTCTGGTCAGCCTCTCAACATCCGTGGCCACCATTATCCTTACCAGTTCCTTAAACTTTATTTTGGGTTCCCATCCGATAATATCCTTGGCTTTATCTGAATTTCCCCGGAGTTCGTCAACCTCCGTCGGACGAACCATAGACTCGTCATACTTGACATAATCTATCCAATTCAGGCCAACGCAATTAAACGCCTCCTGCACAAACTCCTTGATCGTATGGCACTCTCCTGTGGAGATAACGAGATCTATCGGATCATCAAGCTGAAGCATCTTCCAGAACGCCTCGACATATTCCGGGGCGAATCCCCAATCTCTCTTGGCGCAAAGATTGCCAAGACGCAATTCTTTGGATTTTCCAAGATAGATCTTGGCCACGTTGTAAGATACCTTGCGGGATAAAAATTCAAGTCCCCTGCGATACGATTCATGGTTGAACGCTATTCCGTTACAGATATGCAAACCGTAACTTTCTCGATAATTCACCGCCGTCCAGTGTGCCGCGAGCTTTGAAACACCGTACATGCTTCTGGGATAAAATGGCGTCCCTTCACTCTGTGGAGCCGGGGCCCGGCCAAACATTTCAGACGTCGACGCCTGATAAATCCTCGAAGCCTGATGCCCGGTTGCGAGGACAGCGTTAAGAAGACGTGTCAACCCCTGCGCGTTAATATCGAATGTTGCCGTCGGAGAATTCCATGATTCCTTGACGTATGACATAGCGGCCAGATTGTATATCTCATCTGGCCCAGATATCTGTAAAGCGTTGACCAGAGAATTCTGATCTGTCATGTCCCCGGGAACAAGCGTGATCTTATCGAGTATGCTCCTGATACGCCACGTATTGTCAGTCGACGATCTGCGGATAAGACCGAAAACCTTGTAGTCTTTTTTCAGTAAAAACTCTGCAAGGTGAGATCCGTCCTGTCCCGTAATGCCAGTAATAAGCGCTTTTTTCACTTTCAACCTCCGATGGTTTCAAACCTTACAACGGGGATAGGCATCTTGTTGATGGTTCTATCGATAAGATCTATCTCGAACAATTCCCCGGTTACTGACGCCGACAATGATGCCTGTTTCTGCTGTCCGAATAACGTTAAGGCCGCTGTTTCTGCATCAGGCACCAACTGATACATGCGCCTCGGAGTCAACTCGCCCTTTACGTGTATCAACAATACGAATAGTAAAACCTTCATTTCTCCTCCTCGAACACGCAGAACGTATCATGTTCGCTAAACGGTTTTGATAAAAGCTCGACGACGACAACCTTGCCGTGAGGAGCAAAAAGAGTGTGTGAATCATAAGGCTCGACGACAAACGCCTCTCCCGGGAAAAAAGTGTACGACGTAGATTCTCTGTATCCCGGGCCACCCTTCATGGAGCAAATCGTTAGAACAACCATCCCGCTTACCACGTAGAAAAGCTCCTTCTTCTGTTTGTGGTAATGACCACCAAATATCGATCCCCTATTCAACTCGAGGATATTGACTTGTTTGACGGGGAATTTATTATTAACCTGCGTTAACGTTCCCCGCAGGTCTTTCCGGCTGTAATCCGTCTGCGCTTTGTACATTCATATACCTCATGGCTTGTTCCCGGATCTGCATAAAATTGTTATCCCGGGACTGAATAAGTATTTTAAGATCTACCGGCTGTTCCAGATTCTTCTTCGTCTTCTCGGTGTTTAACAACTGCGACCGGAGCTCATTCTCCTCGCGTTGGATGATAGTCAATTTCTGCTTCCTCTGCTCCTCTGCGGTATGCTGTAATTTAATCAACTCATCAAGCTGTTGGTTCAGCTTCACCGCTTCATCAGACTTGACGGTAGACAATTTTTGTTTCAGGTTATTGAATTCCTGCAAGAACTGTAATTCGTGTTCAAGATCTTCGAGCTCTTTACCCCACGCCTCTTTGAAATGGCAGAGTTTGGAATTGACCGCCTTCTTCAAAAACTCATGGGCCTTGCCAAGATCGCCCTTCTGTCTAAAAACAGATCCAAGATTATACCATGCAACATCGTACTCCGGATTGATCTTGGTAGATATGAGCCATACGTCGATCGCTGATCCAATAAGACCGCAATGGACATACGTAACCCCAAGGTTCCCGAACGCCACTTCGCTTTCCGGGAAATTCCAGATATTCGACTGATAGAACGAAACCTCGTCGTAGAATGTAGGAATATGGGCCCACGTTCTCATAAGGTATAACCCGGCTGACAACCAAAATAACGGCACGCCTATGCTCGCCGGCAGGAGAGCGCAGAGATACGAGAAAACAATACATACCCCGACCAGAGCGATATAGCAATATCTCTCCGATACGAATTGATGTATCGTGATCCAATTAAGGAATATAAAAAGGTATGCGACGTACCAAAGGATAGCGAATTTTATGACGAAGGGCCCGTACATAAATCCGAGAACCATTCCGATTGCCAAAATCAATCCGAGCCAAAATATCCCGTCCTCTTTCTCGGTCTTCTCGCTGTAATGATAATTGTAGGTATGGTATAACCCCATGCGTTTTGGGAAAAAACAGAGGAGCGTATAATATCCCAATGACTTGAACGCCACAATGACTTTCTGCCATTTAAGGTATGTAGAGCTTGAAAGATTCTGTTCAGCAAAAACTTTTGACCTCAATCCAACAACCTCTTTTATGATCCCGGCGCTCATTCCTAAAGTAACGATTGCCCCGACGAAAGCAAGGTAATGATTGCCGAGAAAAGCCTGAATCACAAACGTTGACATCGCGGCAAACAGAGCATGGACAGAGAAAAAATATAGGATGCCATATCCTATCGTAAACAATCCAAGATGTATTTGATTTTGGGTGAAGGGCGTGATTGTTGCGATGTTGAATCCGAGAAGAACGAGAAACATGCTTATGGGATATCCCCGGCCCGAAACCCATCCAATAGATTGAACCGTCGTCGGATGGATCGCAAAAAGAATTGATGCCCAGAATGGAATCGGTGCCGGGATCGGGAGCGACCCCAAGAACAGGTACAACAGTATGGCATTTGCCATATGTAACGTTATAGAAAAAAAGTGGTGAGAGTGCATATCGCGGCCGAACAGTTTGAATGTTATGAATTTAATCATGGCCCCGTAAGATCGATCCTTGGGCTTTCCATCGTAACGCATAAGGCCCTCGATATCGTCGGAAACATACGTTCCCTCGAGGACTCCACAGTACGCTATCCACGTAATCACGGCGAGAAAAATCATTTCAAATAACATCTTATCTCCTTATTTTTGGGTGAGGTCGGAAGGGAGTCGAACCCTCAAGATCGCGTTGTCGTTTTGCCAATTAAACTACCGGCCTCAAAACAAAAAAGCTCACGGGGGTCAGTAGACGCGCAAATACGGATGGAGATAAGCGTGTCGCATCGGGGTATTCCCGAACCGTGAGCAGTGTATTGTTATTTAGCATCTGACCTGTGCTTAACATGATACTGCACATATACCACAAGTTGTCAATCTTGTCAAGCTATTTTATTTTGGCGGCGGGCCGAGCTTCTTGAAATCGACGGACATGGCCTCGGCATCTTTACGTTCATAGTTTCTGAACGCACGATCTTCCTCGTCATACTTCTTGTCGATCTCGGCTTGTGAGGCATTGGGATGAGAATCTATCCACTCGTCGGTAGCGCGGGTGATTTCCTGCATTTGTGCGTCGAGCTTCTTGAAATACCGTTCTTGGATATCCTCGGGATAAATCGTAAAAGTGCGGATACCGGTAAGAAACGCTTTGATTTCCTCGCCCATATTCCTCGATCTTCCATACCTATCTATTGAACCCTGTTTGGCGGCGATGATGTTCGAAACACCCCAGAAGCTCGGGCCGTAGAGTCTGGTTCCGACTTCCCAAGACAGTTTAGCGAGGTTGACGTACCAATCGTAAAGCTCATTGGTGATCATCCGGCCGTACTGGTCTTTCCCGGTTTTAAGCATATCGATCATGTCAAGCGTAGGATCTGCGAAAAACACGTTATTTAACCATGAGAAATCGCCCCTTACGGTGCCTGAAAATGCCTGTTGATAGACTCCCCATGGAAGCAAATAAGCCGCATCAAACCCCTTAATTTTGCCTTCCTGATCACGATAATAGACCATCATGGCGTTTCTACGGTATGGGCTCGAAATAGCCGTCAATTTGTCCATTTCCTGAAGATCTATGTCATGGGCCTTCGCCAAGGCCATTCGGGCAATGTATGGGCCAAAAACGAGCAAGGGGATGGCAATTCCAAGGTATACCGAATCGCTTGGTGTATACGGGATCTCATATTCGCCAGATCCGCCTCGAACGCCAGATAAGGGCTGTCCGAAGGCTCTGGCGCTCTTACTGACCAGAATCCTCAAGGCTTCAGAGTTAAAACTGATGAACCGGCCCAAAATAGGCACATTCCGCAGGAATTTTGTCGCTTCCGGGACATCCCGGTAATTGGGGTACGATTCATCTATGAAGGCGGCGGCCTGTTTTGGAGTCCAACCCCACTTCTGCGTGGCCACAAGGAAGGTCTTAATCTTGAAGAATTGATCCTCAAAATTGTACAAATCGCCAAGACTCTTGGTAATAGGGTTGGTCAAAAAGGCGTCCCACAGGGCCATTCCCCAACCGAACTTATCTCCGCGGTCAATAAGCGCCTGTAAATGGCCTTCAAGCTCGGAATTGGTGAACTCGGTTTCTATAATACCCTGCCCGATAAGGTTCTTCCACGTTTCCCGGTGCTCTCCATGGCGGCCCATCCACACCTTTACCGCCTGTTTACATGCCCACCAGTGTTGGGGATTAAAAACCGAGGATTTGCTGAATATATCGAAAGCAAAGTTTCCGGCCAAGTTTCTTGGGTGAGTCGGGATATTCCCTACCGTATGAGCCCATTTGAACGGCTGTGTGATCAGCGCATCGACCAGAGGAAGGAATATGTTTTTCTTGGGATCTATCATCTGATCTATGAATTCAGCGGTTTCCTTCTCCACATACTTGCCCGCCAAAGCACCGTAGGCCCTGCCATCAGGTATCCTGACACATCCCGGGAACGGAGTCGGAAACGTGAACTCTGCGGCTATTTCCTGCAACGCCTGTGAGGTATGGGCGATCACTGAAAGGTCGGCAACCGTAGAAAGGTAGAGGTACTCGAGATCTTCCGATTCCCCGTAAAGATCACGGATTTCCTTGGGAATGTCTTTTCTATGAAGGAAGTGAGCCTGTGATACCCGCTTCATCTTCCCGCCACGGTGCAGATTGCCAAACCCGTTTTTCTTGGCGTATACCAAAGAATCCACAAGGCCCCGGATCTGCGTTTCGTCAAGACCCGCATATTCAGGATCAGCCTTAAAGAAATCAACCGCGACCTGTATCTGCTGATCCGTGGGGTTGTAGTTTTTGTCCTCGAATATGGCGTATCTCCTCGACATATACCGGCCGAGGTTATCGTAAATAGTATCCTGCATCTTCTGGCTGATCGACCCGTACTTCAGAATCATCATCGATAACCGGTCAATATCTTTTCTGGCCTTTGAGATTAACGGCTGTAATTCCTGCGGGAGAAGCTCAATAGCCTGTTTATGTTTCATAACCTCAAGAGCAAGATCCGTGATCTGTTTAGGGTATTTGTCCATGGCCTTACCAAGATCTCGGACTGTGAGCATATGATCGAACATGTCGGCAGATTGACGGGCCAACTGGCTTTGATGAATACGGAACAACCGCGGGTTGATATTTCCTCCACGTATAAAATACTTCCCAATCGCGTCTGCCATGGGTTCAAGAAACCGGACGTCAAGAGATCCTCTACGGTTAACGATATCCCTGAACTTTTTCAGATTCACCTTATTATTCGGGATCTTGAGTTTCCACCCGCCGATCTGAATATCTACCATGGGGGGCATTTTCTTTAACTCTCCCATAGCCGCATCTTCAGGAGCAAGGGTTATCGCTTCATCGATTTTTTCAAGAAGGAGCTTTTTCTCTTGTTTTGGCAGGAGATTGCGCGGCTCACCCGGTTCCCTCGGCCCTGAACTTCCACGACCCGGTTTCCATTCCTCCCCGGAGTAATCGATCTGCAATTTACCGGACTTCTGCGCTTCGGAAAGATCTTCCAAGAGCTTTTTCTTAACATCGCCTACAGGCTGTCTGTTGGCCGATATGGCCCCGGCAATCTTATTGTCCCGGATCAAGGTTATTGCCTGTTTATACTGGCCTTCCTTGTCGAACGCTTTCGGATCAAAAGACAAAGAATACCCTTGCCTCTGCAACCAAGACAACGCTTTCGCCTCGATATATATTTGTTGAGTGCCTACAGGAATAACGGCGACATCAGCGCCTTCAATATGCTTAACAAAAGCCGGCTCCGGCAAAGGCTGTACCGGTTGTGGAACCGCCTTAATAACGGCTTCATGGCTGATCGACCCTCCCATGACTTTCTTCTTCTCCGTCCATTTCTTTACTTCCTCGGGAGTTCTGTCGAGCAGGAGCAATCTGCCATCAGTGTATATTTCAGGGCGGCCCTCTACAGGAATGATCTGTTTGGATTCATTAAACACCTGAACGGGACTAACCGGGGTAGGAATCGGAAGCGCAGGGGCAACGCCTGTTTCCCGGGCCCATCGTTGTCCCATGATCTCGTTAGATTTACCCGCGGGAACCTTCTCGCCTGTCGGCAGTTTGACAGAGATCTCTTTCGATGCCTGTTTTTTGGCTACAATCTCATCCAGAGAAACACTTGGTTTGGTATTGACGTCATTGATGATTTTTTCAGCTTGGGCATCCGTTTTTACCCAAGGGTTTAATTTTCGAAACTCTTTAACAGAAATGTTTGTCTTCTTCGGGGCTTCAGGAACAACTGGTACCGTAGCGGGTATAGGAGCTCCGGTAGTTTCGCCTTCCGGTGCCGGGTGCAAAGGCACGTTTAATTCAGGGCGCTGTGTAGGTTCACGGGATGCCAACCATGCCTGATACTCCTTATCCTCCGCAATGCCCTGTGGGGTGATCGGTTCTTGCGGAACCTGCGGAGCAGGATGAAACGGAACATTGAGTTCAGGCCGGGACAAACCTTCTCGAGAAGCAAGCCATTCTTCGTACCGCGCTTTCTCTGCGGCCCATTCTTCAGGAGTCTGCGGTTTACCTGACCATGGAGGTAGTAACTGATTCGGATCTGTGCGCACAGGAGAAGTAACAAAATTTTCTCCGGCAGCAAGCCCTTTCGTAGCGTAATACGATTTCACTACTTCTTGCTCTATCTTTGTCCGGAGATCCCCCATATTAAAAGACTTTTCAAATGGAGTGAGATCTCGTTGTGTAAACGTTTCAGGGCCCGTCAACCGGGGAGTAACGTCTGGCCCTAATGATGGATCGAATCCCAATAATTCAGCCGAAGTTTCGCCGCCCTTTAATCCGGCAAGTCCCGGCTTCGCTTTTATCCTTAAAAACCGAGATTCAATGTTTGCAAGAATGGCTCGGCCAGAAGGGGTGTATTCCCCGACCTTCTCAATCACTTCCGGGGGGATCTGAATCTTAATATCCTGAACCGCTTGGCTCGGGGCGTAACCCGCCTCCATTTTAGCCGCGACAAATTTACCACCAACCCGTTCCACGGCGTCTTTAAGCAACACTTGTGATGCCGCGGTATCAGCTTTTCCTGCGACGTAAAATTCACCGATCGTCTGCAACGCATCAAGGAATTGTTTCGCCGACTCCTGCGGATGAGTCTTAACGCGCGCGTTGGGTGCTTCAGGGGTCATCGGGAGCCATGGATATTGCGGGGCTCCGGTTCTGACTCTGGCCTCGCCTTCTTCCGGGACATTTGATAATATGGCCTTCCCTGCTTTGGTTTGGGACAATCTGGGAATCTTCGACAATAATTCAGAAACGCCGAGGAACACCGGGTTTGTGATCGCCAGAGGAATAGCCATGGGATGCCGTTCCTCAAACTTACCAAACGCAGTAAACGGATCAAACCCCTTCTTTTCCGCGTTCTCTCCCGTAAACGTCGTTCCTATAGGAAGCGGCCTGATTGGAGCTTCAACGCCCGTAACCTGCGCAGTCTGCGGAGTTTCAAGAACAGGAATATCGCCGCGCAGTTCCTCTAACGCATACCCCGACAAAGTTAAATACCTGTCGATTGCGGCGCGCGGAGCCCCGGCCTTGATCAATTTCTGGATATTGCTTCTGGTTTCGAATAAGCTCATTTCTTGCCCGGTTTGAGATAATAATTAAGCAAATCCTCTTGCGACATTGCATTGATATCCGGCTCCTGCGGCGCGGCCGCTTGACCACCCAAGGCCATCTGCGTCAGGGTTTCCCATAATTTCGGGTTCTCTGCTTTTAACGCGTTGATCTGACGCCGATCCATAACAGAGATTATTTTGAACGCCTTATCCGGAGTAAGATCCCCTGACAGATCATTTTGACGAACTTGTGCCAATTTCTGTTCAGCATCGACTTGCGCCAGATAAAGAGGCGATTCTTGTTTACGCTGTTCTTCTGCGATCTGATACCCCTGCGCGCGATTCTCTTTCCCGAGATCCTCCTGCGTCGAGAACAAGCTCTGTAACCCGACAAGACCTGCTTTTGATTCGAACTCCTGCCTTTGTTTGTACGCGTCCATCATGTTTCTGACGAACTGACCGAGGGGATTCATCGAACCCATTGATTTCCCCGATTCAGTCCCGAATGCCGCGGCTTGTGCAAAATTAGCTAATGCCATATTTACCTCCCTCCAAACATAGATGCCAGCGCGCCGATACCGCTGTTACCAACGCCGGCCACCATAAAGCCGATATCTCCGAGCATGGACTTAAACGCATTAGCTTCCTGTACGCTTATCTGGGCGGCTTGTGCAAGAGAATAAATGTCGAGGGATGCGAGCTGACTCAACATTTCTGTCTGATCCTGCGTGAAGTTCCACTGCGCCATAGTCAACGCATTGGCCTTCTGAACAGCATAGTCTTCTTCGAGATCTTGCATATCTCTCCTGAATTGGCTGTCGTTCTCGATATCAGATCCCGGGCGTAGGGCCTTATACCTCTGCTTGAGATTCGTGAGTGCCTGATCATATTGCTCATCGTATGTCGCAGTAATCGCTTGCTTCTGGGCATCGGTCAGTTGAACCATGTTCCCCGATTTAACCCGTTCAGTAACGTCATTAAACAACGCCGACTGTTCCGGATTCCATGTCTGCGCCTTGGGGCCAAACGCTGATCCAAGAAGCGGGATAGCCGCGCTGGTCGCGGTTCTTTGCCACGATTCGGGCTTTCCTACAAACTTTTCCCACAAAGATGAGGAGCTTTTGGCCGCAGTTGTAGGAGTTGTGGCAATAGTCGACCCGCCTACAGATGGAACTGTTGCGGCCGCGCCGGGAACCTGTCCTGCCTGTTGTGCCGCGAATTGCTGTGCCAATGGGGTTACTAACTGCGGAGCGGGATTACCTAATCCGGTAGCAGGAAGTCCCGTCCCGAACTGACTTACTTGCTGTGCTCCAAATTCAGAGGCCAGTGATGGCATACGCGTAGGAGCCGCCGATATTGATGAGGCCGGGGAAGAAGATCCAAGCGCGGCGGCCGCATTACCTGCCCCTTTTGCCACGGCCGGACTTGCCATTTTTGTCCCAAACGCTTTTAACAAATTCCCTCCGCCATATGCTGTAGCGGCCGCGCCTAATCCCGAGATAGCGGCTTTACCATAATTTCCCGTGTCTTGATAATTGCTGATCGCCCCTCCAAGACCGGCAATCGGCATCCCGATAAACGGCATACCTGCCGCGGTAAACGCGGCACCCACAGTCTGCGGAGCCCATGATCCTGCGTGTTGTATTGTATCCGTGCCGAATTTCTTCGCGGCTTCAGGAAGCACGGGATCTACGACCTCTCTTACTGTATCTGCCGCTTTCCCTGCAACGTCTTGAGAACTGAACCCGAAAGTGTTATGAAACCATCCCATGTGACATTTCCTTTCTGAACTCGGCTTCTGTGCGAGTTCTTTTTTTGTTATTACATCGCCAACACGAAACTCCAAGATTGCTATATTCGTTTGTTCCCCCTCGCGACAATGGCGTTTTGTGCTCTAAATTATCCATTCGAAATTCAATAGGGCTTAAGCAAAGATAACACGTAAGAGTTCCATATCTTTTAATATTATCTTCGTAAACCAGTTGAATTGTCTTTATCGAAAGAATACCCCCATTTCTTTTTCTTGTCTTGTATTTTTTCCTATTGAATCTCCTATGTTGGATACGTTCCTCAAGGGTTAAACGAGGGAGCCTCGACACATAGTTGATACTTATTCCTTGTCTATGCCTCGATCTCATCCGAGTAGCATTGATTTTATGTCGAATAGAATGATTATACTCACTTCTACAATCCTTGCACATGGAGTGTAAACCAAGAGGAAGCGTCTTTACTCTATGGAACATATCGACGCCTAATTCTTTTTTACAATGGCCACAAATTTTTGTTTTCATATTAAATTGTCGCGCCTACGTAGTACGTCCATCGCCATGCGGAGTTGACGTACCAGTACGTGTAAAGGTTATATAAATTTGTCCCCGCCTGTGTTACATACGCCAGCACATGCTCTCCTTCTTTTCCGATCCAAGTAGGGGTCTGTTCATATAACACCTGAATCTGGTACTTGCCATAATTCAGTATCGTCGTTATTTCATCCTTAAAATCTATCAACTCCTGCGGCATCCCCCGCAGATCCCACGGAGATACTTTCATTATGGTCTCCCCTGCCCTTGCGTTTCAAACGTTAATTCGGTCCGCAGTAATTCCCACGGATTAGCCGTGTTCGCTGATGAGGACAGCTTAAATTGGTACACGTTCACGGTTTCCGGCAAATCCACTATCTGCGACGTTGCGATCGCAGCGCCGGAAGCAAGTTCAAACTGTTTCCTTAAAAACCACGTGGTGCCTAAATTACACCTGTCCTCAAAGCTCATGTTGCCAGACGAACTCATTGAAAAGAACATATTCATCTGGCGTAGTTTATTAGCCAGAATCGGTGTTTTATTATACAATAATGGGGATATATAATAATCGTTTATAGCCACGCCATTATCTGTAGTTCCCGTATCGTTGCGATAAAGAGCACCTGACGCGGGGGAATACGTCAGATAATATAGCTGATTCTGCGAATCCGCAGCCACAACGCCAGCGTAAAACCCCTGATTATCGTACGGATAAAACGCATTGTTTCTGTAATCGTAAACAAGGCAATAATTCAATAATGACGATGATTTCGGAACATACAGTTTATACACTTGCCTGATGACATCGTTTTCCGCCCAACAGAAATGTAAATATGATTCCTCAATCTGGCTCATGGAAAATGGGGATATCCCGTTATCATTTTCAATGTTATCAGAAATAACCCTGTCATTTGTTCCATCAAATAATCTTAACCTGCGGGAAAAATCAAGGCCCACAACCACTTCGCCAATATCGGGGATGCTGATTTTCTTCATTGTTTCTGGCACGAACCCGAAATTCTTTATCTCATAATACGACCAATCAGGATTCCCGCCTACATACAACATGCGAAATATCTTATATTTTGTGGATATGTACAGGGTTTTATTGAGAATGAATCCGCCGGTGATCTCGTCATTCTTCGCTGTGGGTAACGCAAAATTATCCCACTCCCCCGTAAACATATCATTCTCATCTATATAATACATCGAGTTCTTGTTGCTCTGTTCGTTCAACCCGATACAATATCCCTGATGAGAAAGCATATATTTGACAGTGGGCGCGGCGGTAGATATGTTCGCAAAATACGTGCCGGCGGTTCCGGCCCAATACTGCGGGTCGTCATAACTGTCATTGGTGTTGATAATGAACTTTTTCACCAGGGCGAAATGGTTTCTGGAAAGCGACCTTGACGTTTGGCATGTCGTAAACGTTTGCCCGAGATTGTCGGAATAGATAATATCATCGCCATTGGCGCATAACAATCTCCGCGCTTCCAAACCGTCGCTTTCATAAGGGGTTGTCGCAACCGTTAACGCGGTCCCTGCATATTTAGCCTTCTTTCTGATAACCAGTTCTTCAATCATGAATATGTTGTCTCCATATGCGGAGCCGGTGTTCGAGTGGAACATATAAAGCGGGAACGCTGTCCGGATAGGAATACTCGTACCCGCCATCGCTCTTGCGGTGCCTATACGTCTTCCGTCTAAAAAAAACTCAAGGGAATTGCTCGACCTTTGCAATACATAATGGTGCCAATCAACCGCGGCTGTAAGAGTACCCTGCGATATAAACCAATTGACCCTGCCCTGCGCCGTATCGTTGTATATAAACGCGACATTGGCCGTGTTCGCATACGGTGACGATAACGTGCCAAAAAAGAATCCGCTGTTAAAACTAAAGAAATTACCTGCCGTGTTACCAGTGTATAAGAACACGTGTTGGTCATCCGGATCGTTCAAACTCGCAAATAATTCCAAGCAGAAATCCCCGGTTAAAAAGTTGAAATCGCTCATGTCGTCAGTTATTTGCGCGCCATAAGTCGCACTCAATAAGTGTTTAGCGAACCCTGTTTTCCCCCAAGCAGTTGAAAGTAGGTTGTTTCCTCCGGTCGTTATCACATGGTGCCCGGGTGAATCGTCGTACCAAGATTCAAAGTGCATAAGTAAAACCGTCGCGGAATCAGCGTTTGTCAACATGCCGCAATCGTATAGCCCCCATCCCCCGCCTGTTGACGGGCCAGACCCTATCTTGGTATATCCCGCGCGCTTACCTATGATCCCGTCAAACTTGAAATCCACGTTCAGGCATCCGGGGGATGCGCCAGCCGGAATATTGAACAGGTTCTTTGACGTGTTCAAGCCGTTCTTGAATTCGATCTGCGATAACAGGTTGTACCCTTGGAACATTTTATCTCCTATACTCCGAATCTTCGGCGATAAGTTCAATATCGTCTTTCGAGTGTCGCGTCTGGAACAGCGCCTTGTTGTCAGACAAGATTTTGGCAAACTCCCTGTTTGCTATGACCCACATCTGATCCTTATGATCAGGAAGATACTTCCGCAGGGCCCCATAGATCAGCGCTTCGTGAAACTTGTACGGCATTTCCGGGGCAGAACTGATCGTGAACGTCCCGGCATAATTGCTGTCAATCCGAAACACGCGATCTAAAGTCAAATCTGTATTTGACGCTATGGCAGTGATGCGATACCAATCGGAATCGGCACCCTTACCAAAGTTATCGGCGCGAATATAATCCCCGGTATTCATGCGATTGAACCATGTTCCTGTGCCTGTAACCGCGGTTGAGTTCGACGTCATCACCACTGTCCCCATGGTATTCTCGCTCATGGGCAATAGCGTGCGGATATATTCATTCATCAGGATATACGCGCTCGCGGGAGGAGGCGTGATTTCGAACTGGTAACACCCGTTTGAATCCGCCTCGATCATACGGCACGCGTCCGGAGTTGATGTCGGGCCCGCGTTAAATAACTCAAAGAAGTCGTCATCAACTTTCTCCGGCACCGGAGTGGGCTGACCGCCTTTATAATACAATAGCCCGCCGTTAATCAAAAATCTATCGAAATCTTTCGGTAACGAATATATGTTTCTGAATACCGTGTACCCGCCGGTTTCAACATGGACTTCTCCTGATAGCACAGGACTCACCGTGCATCCGGTTGTGCTCACAAGGGCGGTTATGTCGTACAAATCCGGATTTGAATCAAACTTAATCCTGCGGCCAATAAACGATGAATCAAGCGTTGCCCCGGAACAGAACGATACCGTAGATCCGCCGGTTGTGATTGATGCGTATCCGGTATTATATTCAGCGACGCAAACAATCGCTGACCGCGCTTTCATATGAGTCCAATCGAATTCGTTAGGAATATCTCTTGTGTAAACTGACTGCACAAGACCTCTCAACCGTGGACGGGTGTCGGCCCCGGCACGGCCCAAATCCTGTGCGCGCTCAACTATCTCCGTGTAAGGGATCGCCCGTACTGTTGACATTTTCTTTCTCCTGTCGTTGCTGTTTCTCTCGGTATTGATATACCTTCAAACTTACACATCCACCAAAAAACGCTTTAGGTTGAAGGTAATCATAATTATTCTTTATCGTATCCGCGTTCTGCGTTGTCGTAGGAACCGGGTTCGTATGCGGCTTTATAATAGTACAGTATAAAAACCAGATACCAAACCCGATTCCGACGATAACAGCCAATACTGCCAACCCCTTAACGACGACAGAAACCGACTTTCCTAAAGCCGGCCATGTTATATCCATCGCCTTCAAGAAATTGAACGGTTCGCTCATAGCGGAATCCACGTAAGGCTCGGGAACACATCCCGCAAGAATTTCATCGTAGCGTTAATGAACACGCCAAGCGCTACCATCTTGGGATTCGCCTGTCCCTGTAGCACCGTAACGATAAACGGGATCTGGGCAACACCCAAACGCAATGCCCGGATTAACGCCGCCTTGATCTTCTGCATCGTTGTTAATTTCTGTTCTGCCATCTTATCCTCCTTGTTTAATTATCAATGGGCCACCACCACCCGCATGAAGTGCATTCTATGATGCCGTGGTGTTTTATTGTTTCTGCTCCGCATATCGGGCACTTCATTTTTTAACGCCCCGGATATAGTCCTGATATCCGTAGCTGTGAGTTTTTATGGTTTCAATATCCGTCAACATCTTGTCGTGATCCCGGCCCACGGCTGTCTGGAAATCTTTATTCGTTACCCTGAACTCGTTCAAAACGATCGACATGTCCTTGAGTGCCTTGGTCATTTCGCTGATCGAACAATTCGCCATCCAGAACATAAGTATAAACGCCAATGCCGGGAACCCTACCCGGTCAATAAAAAGCATTGCTAACTTCATCCAACGCGGAACATCGCCATTCAATGTTATCGTCCCTTCGGCCATCTGTTGTCCTCCTTCGTTGCTTTTGCCATGGGCCATTATATTCTCCTGAAAAGGCTTTTCAGCCACTCCCACAGTTTTGATATTCACGGGAAATTCATCCGGTGCGATCGCGTAACCTGTTCCGGTTGTGAATAATCTTTTCGCGATACAGCGCCAACCGCAACCCATTCGCCATCAATAAACTGATGATCTGCGTTTCCTTGATACTCGTATGCGCCCATGTCGCACGCTTTACCCATGTAACGCTCATTTCCATCACAATCTTCCCGAACACCAACATCGATCCCTGCATCGAGGCAGGGAGAATCCGATCCTATTTTATACGTATCGAATAACTTGGGATCTCCACAAATAGAGTGCGTGTTTATTTCTCGTTCAAGGTCAAGATTTGTGTCGTAGAAATTTGCAATAGAATGATTAAAAAAACAATTATAATCTTCCAATGGAACAGCGCTTCCAACATCAACCTTTATACCATATTCCCCACCGGAAAATATATTATTGTTTAATAGATATAGTTGAGCGCTTGTTCGACACCATATATTTGCATGAATAACGTCAATTATTGTATTATTAAAAACCCTGTTGCCTGTCGATTGTACACTACTCAATTGGAATCCATTACTACAATTTTTTATTATATTATTATAGTAAGTTCCATTTATAGATTTCCACGAGCAAATTCCCGCAACGTAGGGGCCAACAACGGCTCCTGTACTCAAACAATCTTCAACCAAATTGTTCCTCACAACTACATTTTCAGAACAGTAACTATTATTACTAAAACCAAAGTCAATGATTATTCCAAAACCATCCGACGATCCTCCACTTCGCGTATTTGTTACTGTATTACCCTCGACAACACTATCATGCAAATTATTAAGTTGCATCCCGTTTATATTATCCAATACTCCGTCGCCCTGATTCGTAAGGATGTTGTCTTTTAACAAAAAATTAGATCCCGACGCAATATCAATGCCATATGAATTAGTGTCAGAAATAGAATTTTTTTGAATTGTGATTTTACGGGCCATATTACCCGAATCCACATGAGAAGATAAACAGTACAAGCGGATTCCCCGTCCTTGCAAATTTTTTATAGTACAATCTGAAATAATAATATTGTTCATATACGATCCCATACTAACCGGCTCTAATCTTATAGCATCGGAATCACTTCGCGTTCCTATTGTATCAAAAGTACAGTTATCTACAAAAATATTAAAACACTCTGCGGTAGAAGATCCGTGGGCAATATAAAGCCCATGATATACTGACGGAGCATTTGAAAATTCTATGTTTTGAATATAAATATTCCTACAATTATTTATCCATAATAACGAAAGATCTGTTTTGCCCCCCGAAAAAAGGATATTCTCTGTTTTAATAAATTCTTCATCGTCGATATATAAACCATACCAATCTGATGAAGATATGTTAATAACGGGTTTAGATCCTGCGCCATAGGATGTTAGTGTGATATAAATTCCCGGACTACCTGACGATTTGAATTGTCCAATATTACCAACAGGATTCCAAGTATCTCCACACTTAAAACATATCATATCACCCGGAGAAAATCCGGGAGAATCAGAAAACGATATAACTTTATTGGTGGTTTCCCATGCTGTATCATCGGTTAATCCATCCAATAAATCGTTTCCACCATTTTTAACAAAATACACATTACTCATATTTTTAATCTCGCGGATAATCTAATTATTTCCGTGTCCGGGAGTCTTTTATTAAAAAACAATATAAACGCTACTGTTTTTGCTAAAGCCGATCCGGGAACCAGATATGTCGGACTTCCTACTGGAACAAGGTAATTGTTATTTGATTGAGAGTTGTAACTTCCATTCATAAAAAATTTATTATGCGTATTATAGAAATATGATCCTACGAGTATATATAAACCATGCCTCACACTTATTGGAGAAGTTCCGGCAGTTACAGTAATCGTAGAAGCTGAAACTGTTTGAAAGTTAACTTTATTGTTGGCATTTGTATCAAACACGAACTGCCAATAATTATTTCCATCGATGTTGACAACCAACGAATTTCTATAAGAACTACCTTGTTCGTTACTTAAAGCATAAAAATGACTCGCAAGAACCATTGTTCCCTGAATATATCCTAAAAAATTATTATTGGTCGGATAAGTAAATACTTCAGAACCTCGCGTGAGTGAGCCAGTAGTTGTAGGAATAAAAGACGTTGCGAATAAAGAAGCCTCGATTTGAAGACTTTCTATATTTATATCATATAGATCGAGATTACCGAAATTTATAAATAATCTGGCATCAGTTACATCTGATCCGCCCAATCCTGAAAACGTTTTTATTACTCTTATCCAAGTTCCCGCGACTGTTGTGAATGTACCCAAATCGTTATACACAGTATAATCATCGTCCGATTCGCCAATATAAAATGGTATTGTTTTCGCAACGTTTGTTTTGATATAAAACGAAACGGTATACGAAGTTGCATTGGCCAAAGAAAGATTGTTGGAATTAAAGAATTGGACATCGTTTGCGGCAATCCCCGCTCCCGTTATAGAAATTTGTGCAGATTGGCCAAACAAAGAATCACTCGACATCGTATTCGTTGTGGCTCCTCCGTTGGCAGTATCAACGCCTAAAGTCCAACGAGAAGTTGCTCCATACAATAGAACGTCTGCATCAACTCCATCAGTCCAAGAACTGTTGTCGTCAAACGCTCCGTCAAGAAACAAATTTGCTGACGTTGCTTCTATAAGTAGAATCGGATTACTATACTTATAAAAACCTGTTGCGTCGTAATAGCCACCAACAAATCTTGGAATATTTTCAACATTGACTGCGTGTAGTTTTCCAACTGAATCAGTATAAGTACACGCAACGTTTGTTCTTGTAAAAGTAGGGGCATTTTGCCCTAAAGAAAATCCAGAGTATAAGGCGTTATTCTGTCTAAAATCTCTAAAGAAAGTAAGTCCGGTAGGAAATTTATAACCGGCGTTGAACTGTTTGCCAGTAAACGCCATGGCAGTACGTTTGAACGCACCTCGTCCATAGGAGGCGGATTTAAGTAGTCCGGGCATATGTGCCTCCTGTTTATTCCTGTAACGCGAATACAGGTGTAACCGTCGAGTTGCTGTGCGCCACAAAGAAGAACCGTGTCCATGGCGCAAGGACAGGTGTGTACTGAATGTATTTGCTCGACCCGGTCAACGCGCTTGCGATCACCGATAAATCTATCGCGTTCTCATCCGTTGGTGTAACCCATGCGCCGTTTGACATGGCGACTTGGAACCCTACGGACAAATGGCCCGACATCGATAGGTACAACGCGGCAAACCCGACACCGCGAACCGTGTTGATACCCTGTGAATAAAGTACCTGCCCCGACGATACGGCCGTGGAAGACATCACGGTGTTACCGGTATCTAAAAGCGCAGTCATAAATATATGTCGCATCAAAACACCCCGTCTGTTATTTCAGTTTTAGTTTGAGGTAAACTTTCTCTGTTCACCTTCGATCGTGCATCGGACGCACCGCGTTCGCCCTCTCCTCCGATGTAGTGAGGATGGGCCGGGGGTTCATCTTTCTCCCCGGGATGAACCCAATTAGGCCCATCCTTCACCAGTTCACGCTTAAAGTACGTGAACCCGCTACGGTCGGAATCCTTGAGCAAAAACCGTCTTTTTTCTCGCGGTACACGATGTTCAGACATCTGTTACGCTACTCCATAGCAAGCGTATAACGGAACATACCACGCTTTATTGTACCGTGTTACGAGGATCGAATCGCTCGCGTTCAGGACAAGGTTATTTGCCGTTGAGCTCGCTATAATACATCCTGCGGCCGCGCCGCACGATATAGTGTTATAGCACGATCCCTGCTTGATGATTAACAACTGCTGTCCTTCATACCCGCCGGAAATACCGAGGACTAACAACTTCGCTGTGCCCGGGAGCACCAACACTTTTGTAGCATTGGTAATCGTCGGGTTCGAGTTGGTATGCGTGTTTGTAACGATCGTTTCTGCACCGTATACATCAGGCTGATTCTCGAGGAACCATTTGCCGCCCGATCTGGTCAGCGTAGCGTTCGCGCTACCGTGCATGACAATACTGTCTGCCGTGCCGCCATACCATATTGCCGCTTGGTTGTTAAGAAAATTCGGGCATGATCCGGTTTTTACGACCTGAATAGTCTGGCCGTCATATCCGCCGGAAAGACCTTTAATCGCTATCGGTTTGGTTCCGGTTAAAACCAACAGTTTCGTGGTCGACAATATCGTTGGAGCAGATTCGCAGTTGGATGTTACGATACCGAAACAACCGCACGCATCAGACCTCGACAGTTCATAATACTTGCTCTTGGCTTTGATGAACGTGATCGACCCGTTGTATTCCACGTATCCCGAAGCTGTCTGGACGAAACTATCCGTCCCGATAAACGCCAACGGGCTACCAAGGTTGATACAATGGATGACCTGTCCTTCGTCAGCGTTCGTGAACCCCGTAACCCCGACGTTATTCGTGGTGTTGTTGAAGTACAGCAAGCTGTACATCGACACGTCCGGAGCGGTATTCGATTCGGCTACAAGACCTGCCGTTGTTGCTTCGAAGTTTTTCTCCCTGCCCAATGCCAGAGAGTAAAATCGTGATTTTCCCATAATTCCCTTTCTCTAACGAAGTGGTCGATAACTCGATTTATCCATGCGTTAGAAAGACGGGCCGGTATTCAGCCGGCCCGTCAGTTGGTTTATATACCTGCACTGTAGTACAGGTTGTTCGGAACACAGCACTCCACGCTGAAACGGAAAGATCCTTTGAACTTGGCATCGCCAGTTTCAAAGTCGCCGTCCTGCGCGTAAGTCATTTTCTTGCGTTCGAACACGATGATCCCGCATACCTCATTAGGCGGCTCGGACATAAGGATGAACGAGTCGGTATCGGTAATGTACGGGCTGACCACCAGTTTGAGATTTCTCTCTTTGATGGTGTTGACCGAGTTGTTTGCCGATTCCGGATCGAACGTAGAGTTCAAAAGCTCCTTCGCCTTCCACGCGTTCTGCGGTGCGACGATCAGTTTAGATGCCCGGATAACCTGATACCTGCCTTCTTCGGACTTGATAGTTTCGAAGTTGTCGATCGCTGTCTGCAACGCCGTTGCACTCAAGTCTGCTGAAGGAGATAACTGGTTCGACCACGACCCGCCGGTGATATACGTATGCGCAGTAGAGAACAGCGCCACGCCATCAGCGCAGGTGTGGTTGGTCGTAGCGGTGCCGTTGTTGATCATATCCCAGACGAGCACTGCTTTGGTTTCTTCACCTGACGCACCGAGTTCCTGCGTCAACGACCGCATATCCGTCGGGATGTCAGGATACAAGGAATCGTCAATCAATTCCTCGGTGATCTTGGCGCCCAACGCGTACGTCTTGTGAACCCACTTTTTAGTGGGGCCCTGCACCATATCATCGTACGTGATAGGTGTACCTTCGGGTTTGTGCGCGAACAGGCCAAGCCCTGCGCCATATGCGGCTTCCTCGAACGCCTTTTTCGACGGCCTCACGGAGCAGATAGCCCGCCAATCTGATTCGGCGGCTTTACGCTTATACGCTCCGATGATAAACGCGAAAAGGCCGGGGACAACCGCTTTATTGAATGTTGCTCTATTCATGGTTGTTCTCCTTTAGACGGTTGTGCCCGCCGCGGCTTCAGGAACAGGATCATTAAACCTGTGCAAATAGATCCTGCAACGCCACAGACAGTATGCGCCAAACGCGTTATCGTATTTATCGAGCTTGTCGATAAGCCTTAACTGCTGATTTGATCCTGCGGCAATAAGGCTTGTCGGGTCGATGTTAGCCATTGAAACGCCGCTACGGGTATTGCCGGTCGTGGTATTATAAAAGTTAATACCTGCGTGGCGGGCCGCGGCGGTTAATGCTGTGCCTGTTGATGCTTCTGCTACGATGAACTCCTGTTGCGGATCATCGGCGACGATGACGTTCATATACCCGTCAGAATCAACGCCTGATGGATTCGCAGGAATGTAGCCGTATGTTTTATCGATGGGCCCGAACGCACCGTCGAGCATACCGATAACAGATCCGACTATCCTGTTTCCGCTACCGGCGGTTGCGAGTTCTACGTATCCGCTTGCGTTCTGATCAACGGGCGAAAACATATAAATCGCGGCTCCGGTAACAGCTTTATAGACAGAAGCACGAACGGCACCGTACGGCTGTGTGATGGGTTTTAACCCACACGGTTTATTGTCGTTTGCCATTCTGATTACTCCTTGTTTTTAGGTTACTATTCTTTGTCTTCTTTCGATGTATCTGGTTGGTAAAAACCTGATTTCCCTTTGGGCAAAGTTTGTTTGCCTTTTTCCAAATGCGCTTTTACCAAATCGCGCGACTTTTCTCCGGGTCTTTTGCGTAACCCTTCGGCAATATGGATTCCCATGATCGCCAGTACCGCATCCCCACGTTCAACTGCTCCGGACGTAGAGAACAGGAACCGTTTTTCACGGGCCAATTCAGGAAACAGAACTCGGTTCACGATAACCCACCCGCGGTTGATGGCTTGATCAATAGCACGTTTGCGTTTGTATATCCACCGGAACGCGAACTTGGTCTGGTACGGTTTGAACTCTTTAGGGAGCGATAACTGGTGTTCCCCGGGTTCATACCGACGTTCCTTGACAGCGAACACTTCATCAAGCGACCGAGGTTGCGATTTGATCCTGTCAGATATATACGCATCGTCCTGTGATAGCATCGTCATAACGGGTGCTTCTTGAGGTTCAGGGACAATGGGATTCTCCGGTTGAGTATCAACCGGGGTACTTTTGTTGTCTTTGTTCATGGCTGTATCCCTACCTTTCCTTCTCCTCTGGCTACAAAGCCGAGGGATTTCGCGTAGTCTTCGTACGGAATTTGGTTATCGTCGCAAAACGACTTCTGCTCCGCGGTGAGGACAACTTTATTACTCGGCGCAACGGGCCGTGTCGGGGGAAGACTTGGGCTTCCTACAGGCACTCCCGGCCGTACAGGTACCGGTGCTCCGGGTCGAGCCGGAGTTACGGGCGTACGTGCCAAGTTCATACGTTCTTCCATCTGGTACATTGCCAGAAGCGGGCCATCAGGAGAGTTCCTCCATCTGGGATTTTCTGCAAGGATCGAATCAAACACCTGCCACTTTTCGGATGAATTGTCGTCCAGTTCAGGATGCCGCTGTAACACGCGGGAAATGTTCGCCTGTTGTGCAACACGAACTTCTTCCTCCTGTTTAGCTTTAGCCATTTCATCACTCTGTGCTTGAGTAGCCTGTGTAATCGATTGGGCAACGATCAACTTCACCCCATCTTTCCACCGGCCTTCCTTGACCAACTTATCAACATCATCTTCCTGACCGTTGGCGGGCGCCCGGCCGAGCAATACAGCCGCTTCGCGTTCCTTGCGGATCTCGGCAATGGTTTTTGCCGTTTCGCGAATCAGCCCTGTTTGCTCATCGAGCGTTCTGCGCAAACTGGTGATAATCCTGTCCTGCGCGAACATCTTATTACGCATGGACTGAAGATCAACCTGTGGTTGTGCAGGGGCCGCCGGTTGTGGAGGCGGTGTCGTATCAGTTGGTGCCGGGGGAGTCTGTCCATCATCAACCACAACCTCGATCCCCCCATCGTCTGTAACTTGAGGTTGCGGTGTTTCTGGCGCTGAAGTAGGAGGTACCGCTGTTTCTACGATCGGATCTTCGACTTCATTGCCGTTAATGTATTTCATGCCTTACTCCTTTTTCTCCGGGATCAGTACCCGGGTTTATTCTCCCCGTCGTTCGGGGGGTTAATCCGTTTTATTTCTTCCTGCGGCTCATTTTCAGCCGCGGTCAATCCATCAATGAACCCTTGGAGGTACACCGCTCTATTTTGCGGCTCCTGCGGGTTGGGGTTCCGGAGTATTTGCTCCTGCTCCTGCCTCTTTTGTTTTTTCAACCTGTCCAAAAGGCCCCGGAATACGACCTGCCATGCCGGGCTGTTGAGGAGCACCCGGAGTTGCTCCAACGTTTCCTGCCGGTTGTCCACCTTTGCCTCCCTTGACCTGTTGCATCATCGACATCATCTGTTGCATCAACTGCATATGTTCTTGAATATGCTGTTGAACATACTCGATCACCAACTGCTGTTGTTCTGGCGTGATCATGCCAAGCGAAGGTGATTGCAACAATTGCCCGTGAATTTGAATGTGCCACAGGTGATTTTCCGTAAACATCGCACGAACGCTCTGGAACTGACCGGAAATAATGAGTTTGTTTTCGTCTTCGGGGGTGTCCACATCTTTCGGGTCAGGCGCAGGGCCAAGATGTTCAACGGGATCTTGTTTGTACGCCCGGAGTAGAAACGCAGTTTCGTTATATATTTTAACGGGATCTGTCGCGACAATCGGGTTCTGCATGAGGATAGAGTACAACATTTGAGCCAACTCCTGTTCCGCTTGCATCGACCCCATTGCGGCATCTTCCAGAAGGTACGCATCGACTTCAGACGCCAACCCTGATTTGACCAATTCGTTCTGGCCAAACATAGGCTGACCGTCATCACCGACAATACGATCTTCCAATCCCGGGGGTAAGTTTTTAAGCAGGATATCAAGTACAGACGTGAGCACGCGCGCCGCACCTTCACGTAACCTGTGTGCCGGCATTGCGTGGCGTTGATCTGAAGACGACATGATCGCCTGTGTCCGGGTAGCGGTACCTGACCCGCCAACGATCTCTGATTCTTTGCCCATAACGTATGACGACGCCGCAGTAAGCCGTTCAACGAACTCAAGCACCGTACGTAAAGCAAGAAGCAGTTTTTCTGTTGGGACATTGATATCCGGGAAATATACGTTCTTCTGCGGATCATGCACCGGGACACCTTTGTTTGGCGCGAGGGTGATTGTCTGCGGCTGTATGTTTCCCATGGGATCGTAGAAGAACGGTCGGATTACCGACAAAGTGTTGCCATCAGTCAACTGGTTGAATATAGCGTCAATTTCATCAGCCAACGGTTTGACCATTTCGATGTACCCGTACCCTTCCATCCCATCCGGGTCATCGATCATGTCATTGACTTTGGTAAAATCTAACGGCCGGCGGTTACGCTGTGATATATCACGAACCATCACCGCACCAAGGTACGTTCTGGTCAACGGATCAACAAGGATTCGGCAGTCCTCGGCATACCCGTCGCGGTCAAAATCTATCCTGCGGTACTCTTTCACGATCGTGATCGGCAACGCACGCAACCTGACTTCTTTGATGATCTCCGCGTTTTCACCTGACGCGTTCACGGAAATCTGATCAATCCGGTCTTTGTACTCTTTGAACAAGTACCGGGAATTCTCGGATATGGGTTTGGTTACGTTGCACACTTTACCTTCCCGCTCCATCTGCTCAAGCTCGGCATACGTGTACTCACATTTGATACACACCGGGTCTTTATAAATGTCTTTTGCGTCTTTGGGGAAATATATGTTTTCGCGGGGGATTATATCAACCCGGGTTTTCTCGTCGGTTTCATACACCGGGTCTTGAAGCACTGCGGGAGATCCGTCTTTATTCGTAAGCGGGATACCGAACTCATCTGTAACCGGTGTTTCAGTAACTTCCCCGGTATCTTGGATATCAACATCCCATTGAGTTTCGGTCAACACGTCGCCATACCCAAGGGCCATTTTTGTCCATTTATCGAAGAACACGCGCATATGTGTACGCACGCGAACCCACCAGTACATAAGTTTTGTAACGCGGTCGACTGCGTATTTCGATGTTGGTTTTGCCGGCCTCCACCGGGTAAGTTCCTCGTTGTACACCATGGGGAACATGCGGGAATGGAGCATTTCGATAATGGCCATGGTGATTTTCATACTGCGGTTTGAGCAATTCTGCCATGGGACAGATTTGGGTTGACGTTTGCCGTAGAAACATTCTTTGAGCGCTTTTTGTTTATCTTCGAAGGTGATGGCAGTGGTTGAATCGAGGTAATACTCTTTGTTGGCGCGGTCAGATTCGGCATCGCCAAAATCCTGAATGACGGTTTCGGTAATAACGATTTCCATTTCAGGATCAATCTTAATCAAAAATTCGTTCATTATTTCCCCGCTTCCTGCTTTGCCGGCTCAAGGTCGATGATTGTTTTCTTCAACTTGCGCTCGAGCGCGATCAGATCTTTGTCTGACATATTGTTGAAATTAAACTGCATGAAATTCATATCACCCGGACGTCCTGCTCCCTGTGCGCCAGTGCCTTTAACTTCTTCTCTGGCTTCGCGCAGGGCTTGGAGCGATTTCTCAATACAATCTTTTTTGCACCGGATCGTTGTTGCGTACTGGTACAAATGCTCGATCCGTTCTAACCGGACTTTATCTTGAGTGATCGGGACATCATCTATTTTTGCAAGATACTTATTCCGGAGTTCTTCGATCTTCTCCGGGTTCGCATCGCGAATACCGTACAGCGTAAACACTGACGCGTTGACGCCATGGATCTCTTTAAGAAGCCGCTGAATTTCTTTCGGGTACTTATACTGGCCAAACAAGTTGCATACGAATATAATCTGTTGCGGCGTCAAAGTTCTGCACCCGGGAACGTTGCTCGTTTTAATATGCCGGGATTTCACCTTGGTTCCCTGCGGCTTGTCTGAACTGGTTGAAGGTGAACTTTGCGGCGCAGAGGTATCTGACGCAATCGGCTCCGTGTGCTCCTTTTTCTTTTGTGTCTTCTTTAGGGTCTTTTTCACTGGCTGTTTTACCTTTCCACTCTGCATGTTGCAGGTTCATCAAAGACTTGATCGTTTTCGGACACCCTGCTTTTACGAAATACAGTTTCGGTTTATTCGTGATATCTATCGGTTTATCCCGGTTATAATGCAGATAATCTTTCACCTGCAACCGGCCAAAATCCCTGTCATCCGCGGGGTACACTGCGACCTTATAATCCGACAATTCTTGGATCATCGTAATCCCAGATCCAACGGCTGACGGCGATTCCCCGAAATTCGGATCGATCAACCCTGCGGCCATATTCCACCCGAAATACTTTTCGGTGAACAATATCTGGGCCGCGAGTTCTTTAGTCGTTCCTGCGATCTGCGCTTCGTACATGACATATAGATCGTCTATTTTATCGATCATTGCCCAGATCACCCAATGCGGCTGACGATCATGCGGGTCAATTATCCGGATCACCGGGTACCCCATCATGTACTCAAACTCGGTAACTTCATGTACCGCAGAACTGTACTCTTTGTACACCGCGCCGCGCAGATGGAAGAACTTGCCTTCCATACGGGTTGCTTTTTCGTCCTCATCGAGCATGGACTCAAACCATGCAATATCTTCTTCCCGCAGGATAGGGTTGCCTTCAATATCGAACTTATTATCCCGGATCGATGCGTAGATGACTGCCACGTTCTTATCGTCTTCTTTATCGACGATTTCTTCTTTCATCCACGGTTCAATCAGTGGGGTAAACGACAATATTGTCAACCCGCCGCGATCAACAAGGCCGCGCTGTGTTGCGATCCATTTGTTCCGGTCAACCGGTTCATCCCCCCAGAACAGATCAATATCCGCACCTTCAAACGCCATATCGTCCTGTTCCATGGTGAGGAACTCGATCATCGACCCGTCTTTTGTAAACACCTTGGTAAGATACCCTTGGGGCGACCGGCGTATCCTGACTATCTCCCCATGGGGCAACATGGATCTCAATTTTGGCTCAATAACAGTATCGATTTTGGCGAACCGGTCTGTTGCTATACGTATCTTCACGGGGCCGCGGAACCTGCGTTCCACAGGGAAATAGTCCGGGTACTTTTTCGTAATCGCACACGCAACTTCAAACGCACCCCATTCCGATTTCCCTGCACGGTTGCCGGCAACGAACGCTATAATCTTCGAAGTCTTCTTATGCGCTTGGAACTGTTTCGGGTTCGGGATATAAAAATCCATCCCCCGCAACTTTTTCCTTGCCTGAAGTACCTGTGCTACAGCGTTGTACTGAAGCAGGAGATCCCGCTTCTGCTGATCAAGAGGCGTTAGATCCATCACCATCTTCGGGTAGCAAGATTGCCAAAATGTCATCCTCTGTCATCACCAAGATCCTGCGTTTATCGATCTCAAGATGCTGATAATTCAACATTTCACCAAACACTACCCGGTCGCCCTTTTTGAAATCTTCAGTCTTCACATCCGGCCCTACCGCCAAAATCGTCCCTGACGTGGGGTACTTCTGACTGTAATCACTCAAATATAGCCCGGAGTCTGTCTTTGTGATCAGTTCATCCGGTATGACAAAGATCGACCTTCCCTTTGGTACAACACGTTCAATCAAGCTCATAAAACTCTCCTTTACGGGTTCTCGTCGCTGTGGACGGACGTTCGTTTAACCACGGGGCTGAAATCGGCCTAAAATCAAAAATGCCATATTTTTTCAGGATTTTAAGATTGGGAGGTATCTACGTGCCTCTTAACCCCAGATCGTTGAAATTCCTTCCATAAACCTGCCCAAATCAGCCCTGTTTTCATTGCCATGCCAAACTACCCAAAACAATCTTCACAACAAGTATACCACACCAATTAACCAATTATTAAAATTTATGGCAGTAAAAATACGTATTTAAGTACTTAAAAAGAAACAAATAGTAGTAGTAAAGGGTGTGGAAACTGTGGATAACTACGAGGTTTTTGAAGTAGGAACCGATTTTTCTTGTGGATAAATTGGTTCACCAAGTTCATCGTAAAGAAAAATCATCTTTCGGTGAACTTTTGTGTGGCAGTTTGGACACAAAACAACAAGATTGTTTATAGAATTCCCCGCGTTCTTATCAAGATGATGTATCTCCAACACCTCTGAATAACCGCAAAGTTGGCACGCGTATCCTTTTTTATTCAATATGCTTATCCACTTTTTAGAGTACGTTACCTTGTTTTTTGATAGAAGACTATGGATATTATCAGAAGAAAAAATATCTTCAATTGGTTGGAAATACTTGCTTTGTGAAAAATCTCTATTCTTTATAAGATGTAATATCCCGGTATGGTTAACCGAAAATATACGCGCAATCTCGGGATACGAAAAACCTTTGTTTCGCAACACTTTATAAATACACCACTTGATCTCAACAATGCGGCTAAATCTCGCGTGAAGATTGTCAATCTGGAACTTTTTACACACCATCTGGATCTTTTCTTCCATCTTACCATCATTTACTTTAAGCATACTGCCTCCTTTTTGTCAAAAGTATACCATAGTTTTTAACATTGTCAAGATATTCTTGTTAAAAACTTGTAGGTTACAGGGGATAACCTGTGTAAACCAAAAGTAAAATATTTTTTAACAGGGCAATTGCCATATTTCAATTTTGTCAATTTTGGGGAGGGGGGGTCTGGGAAAAAGATACTACCCTTTCAATGACCGGGGGACATGGATAAAGAGATTTTGGCGCGCGGGCCCCAATCCAACAGGTGCCGGGTATGGCCCCAGATCGCGCCCGCGTCCTCTATTTTGTGCTCAAACTTCCGCCAATCTATATTATGTAAACTATAATAAATTCCATAAGTACATGATATACAATACATTATAATATTTTACCTCTATTTTCGGCCCTGTTTTTTGATCGTGTTGAAAATCTTCAATCCCATGTTGAACGATTCAAGGCCCCGGAGCAGGTCAGCGATTCCCGGCCGGCCGTTTCTCTCTATAGCTAATCCATCCCCGCCCGGTTCCGATCAGAGAAGCGCGGGCCAGATCAATAAATCAAGATCAAGATCGCCAGATCAAGATCAGAATATCAGCAGATCAGAATTGATTCAGAAATCCAAATTACAGTTGATCAATTGAAAAGTACAATATAAAATCACCCATCCTTCCCCCCTATAGTCCCCCCTTCCTCCCAAATGATCAAAAAAGGCGCGGGGCCGGGGCGTTCCTCAAAATATATGGCAGTTGCCATAAAACGGGGCCGGGAGAAGGCCAAGGCGGGACGATCGCGGGGCCGGTAGTGGTTTTGTATGGGCCTTTTTTAGATCAGATCAGGCCCGACGGGAAAAACAAAAAGCCCCGGAGTTTTTCCGGGGCCTCTGTAGGTACGCGGTAAAGCGTAGCGCGGTTATGTTCCTTTTATGGTTTTTTTAATTCGCGGTTGCTATAGCTTGCCAATCCTGCCGGGGAAGATCAATCACTATTCCGCCCATGCGCTCGAAATCCGTTGCGCGGTCATAGTCCCGGATATCCTGACTCTGGCGCGTCAAGGCGTTTGCTACGCCATAAGCGGATAAATCCCCGCCGTTGATCAAATGGCGCAGAACGCCGGCGCCTTCATCATCAGACAAAGCGAACCGGGTTTTGATCACTTCCACGGCCTCCACGGGGTCCCCGGTGATTTTCTGATCAGTGGCGCGTTGCATTTTCTCCACGATCAAGCGGAATTTGTCAGGCGTCAAGGTAGCGTCTACCACGTCCCGCACCTTAAGCCAGAACGCGCGATCGTCAGCTTGCCGGGTTTCATCCCGGTAGAATTGCAGATTTTCGGCGTCTTCCATATCCCCGGAACCCTTCCCCACGTGGTATTTTTTAAGGCTATGATCAGCGGAGATCATCCCATTCAGGCAGACAAGCCGGAAAATTAGCGGCTCAATCCGCACCGATCCGCAACCAACTTCGGAATTAGAGATCACAAGCCCCGCCTGTACCACGTCGCCCTTTTTAACTTCGGCCGTGATTCTGGGCGTAATGGCCTTAATATATAACCGGGATTCCGTAAGCTCTGCGCTCTCAACCTTGCAACCGATATCGTTGAGCTTCGGAAGTATAACTTCGGCCAGATCGAAATTGTCAAGCGGTCTGTACCGATCAGAGAGAAACGCGCGCGCGCGGCCGTCGATCGTACGCAATAGCCTCCTTTCAGGCGATCGAGTGAACCACGCGTTGACATTGTACGCCAAAAGGCCCGGCGCCTCTTGCCGCATTTTGTCGTAATACTTCGCGGGAATTCCAAGCCGTGCCCCAATTTGATTGTGGCATAGATCAGAAACAGAAAAGCTCTTTACACTGCCGTTGATCATCTGAAGATCGTTGCCAGATTCAGCCATGGCCAAGCGTCGAGTATCGGCGATAAAATCTTTTTTAGATTTTACCTGCCGTTCGAGTTCCTGCGCCAATTCTGTTAAGGTTCTGCCGGTCTTCATCGTCTTCAATCCTTTTCTGCGTACGTCTTCCCGCGTACCTGATAAAAGCATACCATGAGTTGACAATTTTGTCAACCTCTTTTTTTAATTGTTCCAGAAATCCGAAATTGATCAGATCACGCGCACCCGGCCCCGGCCGGTTCCCTAAATAATAAATCTTGACAACTTTGTCAATTATGGTATACTTTTCACGGATGGGGGGAAAGATGAAAGCAATGATCAAGCGCTTAACTATTGAGATCGACGAGGAATTAAGGCAACAAGCCAAGGCGCGCGCATACGCGCAGGGCCAGACGTTAAAACAAAAAATTGTTGAGCTCATCCGGGAATGGCTCAAAACGTCCAACAAATAAAAAGGGGGTTACTATGGACGGAAAGAAAGAAACAGGAAAGTTGGAAGGTTTTTCTTTTGTGTTTGAGCCGGTCGAAGATTCTGTAACAATCGAGAAAGTTAAGAAACAAAAAAAGGACGGGCCCGCATTTGTGGCCCGGTATATCACGCCGGACGACATAAACGACAGCCCGGACGATTGGGGCGATGATAATCTTTTTCTTGTTGGCTACCATCGCGATTTTTCCGTCGATCGCGGGCAACGTGAACTTGTAACAATATTCAAGGAATCGGAATTCAAAAAAGATAATGGCTACAGCGGGCGCGCGTATGCCGACGGGTACGGTTGGAAAAGCTACGAGGAAGCAAAAGCCGCGGGCCTGATCAATAAGCAGGTACGCCGGGGCCGGTACGTTCCCGGAATTTCGCAGGAGTTGGCGCAGTGTATCGCGCGCGGGGGCAAATATGAGGACGGGAGCGAAAATTCAGAAGCTAAAGAATATTGCAAAAAGTATAGGATATTCGGCCTTGAGGCGTATATTCATGGCGGGGTCGTTCTGGCCTTGAGCCATGAAGGCAATTTCCCAGATCGCCGGTGGGACGTTTCGCAGTTGGGCCTTGTGTTTGTTTCAAAAGAGGAATGGAAAACGCGCAAGAAAGCGCGCAAGGCCGCGCAGGGATTGATCGAAACATGGAATCAGTATTTATCCGGCGATGTTTATACGATCGTCCGGGAAGATTACGACAAAGAAAAGAATCAGATCAATTATGATTGCGTAGGCGGATACTACGGGCGAGAGTATGCGTTTAAAGCAGTCAAAACCGAAGTGTAAGGGGGTCAGTATGAAAGAACGGACGCGGGAATTCATAGGCCATATTCGCAGATCATTGCGCGATGAACGCGCGCGCATGGCCAGAATCAGGCACGTTGTCGAAGACGAGGAAATGGCCGGGAGCGAAAAACTTGATTTAATTGAAGCAATAACCGATCAATCAGTCATGGCAAAATAAAAGGAGGCCACTATGCCAGAATGTACACATAAAACAGCGCGATATCTTGATTGCGACGATTGCAAGGGGAAGGGCCGGCCGTGCCCGGAGTTTGTTTGTTGCGATTGCGGGGCCACGATCAAAAATATCGGGTACTCTTGTTCTGATATACCGGGAATATTTATCAAAGATGATGAGTACGTCCCGGAGGATACTACCTGCGAATTATGCGGTCAGGATTTTACATTGTGCGCATGTTAAAAGGGGGACATATGAAAAAAGTTATACCTGAAATCAAAATCGAGGTTAAGGGCGGAGTTGCTAACATTATAAAAAAAGACAAAGGCGTTCGCCTGATCGTCAACGATAAAGACGCCGGCGAGGAAACAATATACAATCATCTTTACGAAGTCTTTGAAAAATAGGAGGCAATCATGGGAGTTATGGAGATCAACATCGATCGCATATACCGGCGCGATTCTGACGCCGGCAAAATCAGGGCGTACGTCGATATATCGATCGGCGATTATGGTATCAAAGGGTTCAAGCTGATCGAGGGTAAACACGGCCTGTTTGTGCAAGTGCCAACGAGGCCGGCTACAAATTCGGATAAAGTATACAATATATTCTATCCGAAAACACGCGAGGCACGGGAGATTCTTGAGCAGATCATCATCAACGCGTATAATCAATCATAAGGAGGGGCCTATGTTTCCAATGTGGGCGAGGTATAGCGTTTGCGTAATGGTTGGGACGTGGTTCGGTTTAGTGATCGGGGCCATTTTGGCCGCCAACAAAAGGGGGAAGCCGTGAGAATTCTGATTTTTCTTTTTCTGATCACGATCGCAGGATGTGCAACGGTCGACAAGCCGGAAGTCAAGGAGCCAGATGTGCGATACGAAGGGCCCGGCGTGAATATAACACACTGCCCGCCCGTAACGCAGATGGTCAAAGATCAGGACGGTACTTGGGAATTAAAAACAAATTAGCCGTGTAGTTGATGAGTCAAATATTCCCGGCACCGGTTAATGTAGTAAGAGATCGGGGGATTTTTCCATACCACGTCAGGTATGTTAAAGTTCCCTGTTCTTTTTGCCATGATCCTGCGAAAATTTTTAATATTGTACCAAATTCCCTGCAATATCCATTTGCTTGCCTGTTTGTTCCTCCCGACGAGAAGTAGGGCCATAGTAAACCATGCCGAGGCATTAAATAATGCAATGTAGAGCTTCCTACGAGGCAAATTTTTAAGCAACATGGTCAAATAATTCTTACAGCCGTGGAAATGAATATAATACGGGTTATAATACGATTTTGGTTTATAGATCGTTTCGAAAGCATGGAATCCTATGGCCCCGCCAATGGCCCAGACCTGATACCCTGCGCGCCATATGCGCCACGACAAATCCGTTTCTTCTCCGTAGATAAAGAAGGTTTCATCGAATCCCCCAACATGTAGAAACAGATCCCGGCGCACCATACAGCACGCAGATTTCGAGGCTAATACAGGCCGCATATCATAGAGCCCCATTTTTTTGTAGTCTTCATAAAGGAATCCATTCCATGAAATAAACGTGCCGGCCGTATCGAGCTTGTGGTGATCATCCATTTTATAAAGCGTCGCATACGTCATCCCCCATTGACATTCTATCTCAAGAAGACATGACATGTGCTCAAGGGTATATGGCAACATTTCTGTATCGTCATCGAGGAACGCGATATATTTTCGATCGGTGAATTTAACCCCAAGATTGCGCTTATACGACGGGTTATTGAGCGCCGGGCAATCCCCCAATTTTATAACGAGGCGTTCTGTGGTTTTAATATACGCCGGATCTGTGGTAACTACGATCACATCATATCCGGGTAATGACGCAAGACACCGTTTAATAAGATCCCCGGTATGATGCGCTACAATAACAGTTATGTCTTCTTTTGGTGTGGGCATATTTGATTATACCTCCTCGCGAAATTGCAATTCATACAAAGTACACGATATCCCTTGGGAAATCCATTCTTTTTTAACCAACGATAAAATACAACTTTACCTAAAGATTTCCGATGTTTATTCCCTCCCCCCTTAATATGATCAATTGTTAAAAATTCTATGTGTTTTTCATGGCAACAAGCGCACTCTATGTTTTTAGAATAAGCCTTTAATACATCTACTTTTAATTTTAATCTACTTTTTCTATCGATTATTTTTCTTTTGGGACTCCATCTTAACCTCTGTTTATTTTTATCCCAATATCTATAATAATAGTCCCTCCATTTTTTTCTTCTTTTCATAAGGGAATTATTTATTTCATTTTCTGCAAGAGATACCATATAGTCCAATCCCCCTCTCTCTGATAAGGCCGTTTGCTGACAACTTCGAACCCTGCTTTGTGGGCCCATTTGAATATTGTTGTCATATCGTAAGCACAAACCTCATGCTCCTCGTCGAATATCGGAGTTCCATCCCGTCCGGAGAACACATATTTGATCCGCAGGGGCAGAGTTTCTATGCTGTTAATAGACTCGACAAAAGGAATCGCCGTCCGGGTAAAATTAGGGAACGTATCTGTTTTGATTTTTGGAGGAAACTTTTCAACGCGCTGTTTATCCCAGACATCGAAAACAAAATATCCCCCTTTCTTAAGAGGCAACTGCTGTAACACATGGTTGAGATTGACGTATCCCATGACGTTGAACAGCGACGTTACCAAATAGAATTTACGTTGCGACAATTCAGTCAGCACGTTTGGAATATTTCCGCAAATAAGAGAAATATTCTTGTGCCTTGGCACCTTCTGTATCATATTCGCAGAAAGATCCACGCCAATAACCTTGATTCCTTTTTTGGCCCAGATAATCGAATGACTCCCGGTGCCACAACCAAGATCAAGGATCTCTTTTGGTTTTTTAGGAATCCAGTTCAGAACAAATTCAGCTTCTTTTTTATAAGGTTTTGAAGCATAGATCACCGAGTAGAATTCAGCACTGCCCTCAAATATTTGCATATTTCCTCCACTTGTGTTTCGGTTAACATTAACCCGCTTGGCAAGTACAGCCAATGATTCCATGCGTATTCACTGCGCGATAGATCCACCGGGGCCATGCCTAATGGCATCGATTGTTTGTGCAATGGGCAGAAGAATCGGCGCGTATCCACCCCCGCTTCGTATAATTCATCACACACGAATTTTGCCGGCAGAGGCGTGGAGATAAGAAACATCCACGGCACCGGGACATCCGCGAGCAGGATCGTTTTATCCGGTAAGTATTTTTTGTACCACATTTTAACTCTGTTTTTGAGAGATATGAACCAATCGATGTTTTCAAGTTGGGCCAAAGCCACCGCACCTTGCATTTCAGACATCCTGAAATTGTATCCTTCGGCCGTATGAACAAACCTCTCGGGCCCATGGCATAGATTACGGTATGATCGTGCAAAGTCATAAACCATCTTTGAGTTCGTCGCAATTATACCTCCTTCGCCGGAAGTGATCATCTTGTTCGCGTAAAGAGAATATACGAGGATCGCGTCCTCATCGATATGGACTGTATTATCCCAGAATTGGGAACAGTCGTGGATATCTTTGTACCGATAGCTTATATCGATAGGAATATCGCTGAATTTACCAAAAAGATGTACCCGCAGTATGGCCTTTGTCGCCATGGACTGACAATTGGCCACTGATTCGACGTCCATAGATGGGGAATCAAGATGGAGATCGCAGAATACCGGTGTACAATTGGCCCTCCGGGCGGCCGTTGCGCAACTAATGATCGTAGACGACGGCATTATAATTTCACCTTTGATCTTCGAGGCCCAGATTGCTGTTTCTAACGCAGATGTGCCGCTATTCACTGCTACGGCGTACTTTCTGTGGCACCATTTTGCGAATTCCTCCTCGAATCTCTGGACATAATATCCCCCGGACACTTGGCCGCGATCGATTGCGTCGTTGAGATATTTCTTCTCGTTTCCTACAAAGATCGGATCTGATACAGGGATCATGGTTTTACCTCCAAAAGTTCAGGATTTTCATAAATGTTCCCAATAATTTCAACGGGCCCGAGGTCGCACATCATGTTGTTGTATTCCTCGTTCTCGATAGATTTATAATAAAACATACCATTCACGAAATCCACCGAGAAAACCTCTCTTGGAGTAAATACCTTGTCGAAATACTGTACGATATCTCCTTCGTAAATTTCCTTATCTTTTTTATCCTTCATGCCGGTGTATTGCATTACAGGCAATCCATCAGAGAACGGAATAAATAAACCTTCCGTATCCATGTTTAGTGCAAGCGGAGTAATTTTTTTTAAGTCAACCATCGTTTTTGTTGCTACATTCCATGCTCTAAACTTAATTTCTCTCATGGTAAATCCTCCCTCTTTAATATTTTTCTCCGGATAAGTTCTTTAGCGTAGACCGGAGATATGTTCCCGGTGATCCTCCACCGATAGAGAGTTTTCCAAGAAACTCCCAGTTCCCGGGCAAGATCTGACAATTTATATAATCGGTAATGTTCGTACCCCCATTTATCCAATCGCACTGTTTTAGGGCGCGACAGAATATAGAGTTCGATACTGGCACTTATTACCTTTGCTTTGGGGTTTGTTGCGACGACGGTTGAATTCATTGATTAAATATTCCTCATCCATAGGCAATCCAAATGTACGTATGATCTTACCCAATCCACCATTCTCGATATATTCAAGACATTCAAGGCTCTCGTACTGATTTTTAATAAACCACGCGGAATGATAAATCGGAGTACGCGCGCTTGTTACGAATAATGCCGAGCTTAATGTCGTGTACAGTAATGCTACACCTAATCTTCTGATCCCGCTTTCAGACATTCTTGTTGACCCAGAGGTTGTCATATCCATAAACCTGTTCCCATTTAGGATCATCACTTGGCCGAGATCCCACATGATATTTGATTTTATAATAATCAAGAGAGGAATCGTCCGGCAAATGATCGAACCAATTATACGGAGCCGTGCCGTGAGTTGGTATATTCAAAAATCTCCCCAATGATGCGATGTGATTTCCGCCCGTGTATCCCGGCGTCTGGATATGGTTGATCTGGCCGGTGTAAACCGGGTAGGGAAGATTGTTAACGCGATACCCCTTCGCATGGAATTCCAAATATTTCAGAAAGGAGTTAAGAAAATATTTGGACGGGCGTTCCGTGAACTGCGCGAAGGGGTACGGACGGATCAAATACTGGTTGTGGAGCAAGGAGATCGCGGTAATTACCGAAATCGCACAAATCGTTAATTGAGAAGTATTCAAGGATCTTAATCCATCTACAGCCAACACAACGATCCCGAGCATAGCGAAGTATCCCCACCGGTACGCGAATCGCTGTTTAAGAAAGTTAAATCTCCCGGTCGAAAGCACAATCGCGATCGCGATTAGGGCCCAACAATGCCCCCGGCCAAACAATGCCAATGCAAATACCACGGGCCCGACATAGAATGACCATTCTTCCGGGCCAATCTTCGAGATAAATTCCCTGTATCTTATTGGGAATATCGACAAGAGGTAAACCCAAAATGGCAGGTTTCCGGTATCATCTGCCACTTGAGATTTCCTCACTGATATCTTGGAATATTTGAAATACCGCCACCATTGATAGAATCCCAATGCGAGATAGATCGGACTTGGCATGAACTGTTTTATGATAAGATACGGGACAAATAGCATTGAAAAGTAAACTACCATCACCGGGTGTCCGGCGAGCAACAACATCCCAAGGCTTATCCCTGACCAGAAAGGCATGTGCAATTCAGCAAATGTTATAGCCGCAGTAATCCATGTAAACGTTTCGAGGTACCACAATGTCGTTTTGATATGGTACGCTCCGTAGGCCCATGCCAACGCTCCAAAGATCCCATAGGGCCCTTGGCCAAACATGAAATAAGCAAGTACGCTTGTGGCAAAGAAGTGGGCAAGCCCGGTGATGACATAAACAATCCAAGCGCCGTTGACATTAAAAAATGACGAGATCCACGACATGACAATATTAACCGGGTAAAGAGTCCCGGCGCGGGCCCCGATAAGATCTTTGAAGTAATAAGGATCTTCGGGGATCTTGAACCTGCGCCAGTATTCTCCGCAGAGGCGGAACGTAGGAAAATCGCAATCCAGTGCTTCACCATACGCGTAATAGAACGGATTGCGAATTACCGGGAACCAGAAGATGAGGAAAAATATCGCCAGTACAAACATTCTTTTATATTCACCAAGTATAGTCGGATAGGGAATAAAATATCTGACCACCGCCCTATCATGGCCCGCTTGAGATCCTTTAAGAATAATCTTATCGGATAAGGTAAGCGTATAAAGCGGGCAAGATTTTTTCTACAAAGAAAATCAATCCACGTCCGAGGTAATAAAGGTAAAATGCTAAAAACACTAACACAATAATCATTATTGCGATTAAACATGCCCGTTCGAATCTTTCCATTATTAACCTCCGCGACGGTTTTCTTATCGAGATACCGGTTGAGCTCGATCCTCGGCAAGTACGTCATCGTAAAGGTGTTGATGACATCAGGCCGGGTTTCATTGTAGAATTTTATTGCTTCTTTCGGATCAGAATTATCGTCAGGCAGATCAAAGATATGATCGTAACTAAAGTATATCCGATTTCTCTTACACTCTCTTGACACTGAAGCAATGCGTTCATTGGTACCCCTCCTGTGTAGAAGATCCATCCTTACCTTCTCATTGCATGATTGCAATCCAAACCCGATCATTTGGCACCCGGCCTCCTTGAGAAGCGGGATAGCTTCAAGCGATATCGTCCCCGGATTAGCCGTGCAATAAAAAGGTAGTTTTATGAACATCTTGTAAAGCTCAACGAAATGACGAAGCCAATTCATATTGAGAACCATAACATCGTCGGTGAAGTATATATTCTTGGGATGGAATCGAAGGATTGCCCATTGAAGTTCATCAATCACGTTCTCTGGACTTCTCTGCCTGACGTACCGGCCCAGACCTTTAACCGCATTGCCAAGGGCCACCGAGGCGCAGAATGTGCATTGATTAGGGCATCCGCGGGAAGTGGATATCGTGTATCCATCTTTGAAAACAGGCCGCAGATCATAGAGTAGATCCCGATCCATACGCGGAAGTTTATCAAGATCTGATATCAGCGGCCGCAGGGCAGTGCGAGTTTTCTTCGTCCAGATATTGTAAATTGGCCAAACTCCACGGGCAAGCTCGATTATAGATTCTTCGCCCTCCCCGACGCAGATCATATCGACGCAATTATTGGCCAGAACTTCATCCGGGCAGAGAGTCGGATGTATTCCGCCGAATATTATCTTGGTATCAGGGAGAGCAGATTTGATTCGACGCGCATATTCCAAACAGTATTGATAGTCTTGGGTATATACCGAAAATCCCACATAGTCAGGCTTAACCCTTTGGATGTGGCGGATATTCTTTTCACGAACATCAAAGAATCTGGCAAGCCGTGAATTGGAGATCTCGTCAGTATTGAACAGCCGTGGATCGTAAACCGCGTCGACATAGTGCCCTCCACGTTTAAGGATACTTGACAATAGCATGATGGCATAACTTTCAGCCTCTATAAAAACGAATGAGAATTTCATTTAATAGGATTCAGCTTTATAATTATCCAATCCCATATTTTATTCATCCAATGGAATCGAAATTCTTTATGTAGCCACGGATAATCTTTTTCGACAATGAACCAATTCATTTTCCCGCCACTGTTAAGATTACAGCCGACACCATAGCCGTAAGAAGACATATCGTCATGCAGTATACTTTCACCTTATCTATTTCCATCTGCACCAGAATATCGATCTTGTCCAGAGCGTCCGGATGTTTCTCGAGCAACTTTTCAAGGCGATCGATCACGGGAATCACTGTGTTAAGAATGAAGGCTCCGATATGGCGTGTCATTGTTTATCTCCATGACATTTTATTACAGAAAGGACAACGTATCCTTCTTTCAATCCTAACCCTGAATGAATATGTGTTATTGTAAAGAATACAGATTCGGGTCGATCAAATTTGCTATAGTCCACAAATTCTATCATATCCCCCACCTGATAATCCCTGTCATTGAACCTTATCTCTGCCTTCTTGGAACCGTCCAGTAAATTTTTCAGATAATTAGGCTCAATCTTTAAGTGGTGCAATATCATTTTACCCTCCTATTTATGGCTAAACTCCACTTTGGTGTTGGGTTTATAATCTGCTCTGCCCTTATATTCGCTGTACGGTTTGAATTCAGAAAATGTCTTTATCTGCGCCGTGGCGCACCCACACAACAAAGTCATCAGAACGCACAATTTCAGCAGATTCTTGGCCGCTTTGAAATACTTTCCCCATTTTCTGATATCGAACATCCGTCGAGCCATGTACTGCGGCCGCAGGTAGAACCTTTTGTAGATAACCTCGAGCGCGCTTTTCAAATACTCTCGATTATGTTCCCAATGCCCGCACCAAACAGGAGTAACAAAATCAGGAGTGGGATTTTTGGCGTACTCCAACCATGGATCAGTTTTTGTTTTTACTTTCCACTCCTCGTATAACGGTGTGGCCGGGAACGGCGTGAATATCGTGGCGTGAAGGAAATCTGGACGGAGGTGATGAACAAACTTCTCCGTCTGCTTGATATCTTCGCTCGTTTCATCCGGGCATCCGATCATAATGTATCCGAGAGTTCTGATCTTCAACCTATGGCACAGCGCAAACGCTTTGTCGATCTGCTCTATTGTGATCTTCTTGTTGATCCGATCGAGTATTCGCTGTACGCCGCTCTCAACCCCAAAATGGATCTGAACAAGGCCGGCGCGCTTCAACGCAACCAACATTTCTTTGTCCACGCAATTCACCCGGCTCCGAATGTCGAACTTGATCTTCATGCCGCTATCGATAATTCGTTTAGCAATATCGAGCACACGTTTCTTGTCTACCGTGAACGTGTCGTCATAGATTAAGAAATTCCGTATTCCCCGACAGTAACACTCTTGAAACTCTCTTACAACATTGGCAGGAGAACGGGCTCTAAACGTTCTCCCTACTACCGGGCGATAGCAGAACCCGCAGTTGTAAGGACACCCCCTTGACGTTACCATCGTTGTTGCCATACCATCGGAGAATACGGAATTGTACTGCTCTATGTCAACCCGCAAAGGAAATGGATATCTGTCTAAAGATACGAGATCAGCAGTCGAACCTATAATCTGACCCCTATATTTAGCGATCCCTTGACGGAGCATAAGAAGAAAAGACGTTTCGCCTTCACCCTGTATAACGCAGTCAGCGCCGAGATCAAGAGTTTCCTGCGGATAGATCGTAGGATGAGTGCCCCCGGCCACAATAAACGATCTGGGAGAATACCGGCGCACCATCTTGATAACATCCAAAGCATCGAGGAGTGTGAACGTCGTCATGGTGATCCCAACGACATCATAATTGTTATATGAAAGCTCCTGCGAAAGCGTAATTTTATTGTTGATCTGACAGTCGTAGATCTTGACGTGGTTGCTCGTCTGATTCAATATCATGGAAGCAATATACCCAAGTCCCAGACATGGGTTATGGCCGCGAACAGAATCGACGAAAGAAGGGTTGTTGCCAATAAGCATCTTGTTGCTCGGAGGATTTATGAGTAAAATCTTCATTTGTTAAACCACCAGTCTTCAAGCACCTGTGTAAATTTAATATTCTTAACGTGAGAATAAGCAGTAACCGCGGCCTGAACCGTCGGTATAGCAAAATCATGGCCGCCAATTATTCCACCCTTTTTTACCTTGGGGAACCATATATCAATATCCTGCAACGTTGAGTGGTAGGAGTGATCTCCGTCGATATACACGAAATCCACGCTCTCATCTGCAAAACTCTTTACCGCGTGTTCTGATACCATGCGCCATATTTGGATATGATCTCTTACGAACGGGACGACATTGATCAAGTGCATAGCCCTTAAGTATTGGGCCTCGCCTATTACATCAAGCGAATCCGGATCAACGTAATTTGACCATGGATCTATGCAATGCAGAATTTTTGGCCGGTTCACCAGAACCGTAGCAATAGCGTTATACCCAAGATGGGTTCCTATTTCAACACCCACTCGATTATCTCCCAACTTTCCAAAAACTTCGACCATAAACGGTCTTATTTCCGAAGCCATTTGCGCAATCTCCTTGTCCTGATGCCTATAGTTATGTATATGATCTGGAACAGCGTAATCAGACCGTGGCGAATCATTTTAACAGTGCTCCGGGCTCCATTCCGCGGATAAAATCCGATAGGGAGCCATCGAACCTTGCAGTGCTCGAGCACCATGCACATCGTAATGGACGTGGTAAAGCTGAACTCATCACAGAGAAGCGATTGATAACTCTTGGCAATGGATTTCTTGAATATCCGGGCCCCGGAGTTAAGATCTGGTATATACCTCAAGGCGACCAATGAAGCGACTGTTTTGATGAACATGCGTCCAAGGAATCGTTTCCATCCACCCTGATGAGTTATTCTCCGTCCGATGATCATATCCTCGTCCGTTACCATTTCCCACATACTCATCAACTCGTCAGGATCGTATTGAAGATCAGCGTCGATGATGGCAATGTAGTCGCCTGTAGCCTGTGATATTCCATATTTTATCGCAGATCCATATCCGGAATTAAGCGCCCTGCGGATAACCCGAGCACTCTTGTAATCAGGGTTGTCTATCGGTTCAGTAGATCCGTCATCAACAATCAACGTTTCTACCCCTACAGATCCAAAGTAGTCTATCATTACCTGCACGTTATTGGGATCTTCGTTATAGACGGGAATAACAACGGTAAGTTTCTTCATAGTCTGGCCCTTATCTTTTTTAATGCGCGCATATAAAATCTGACATCATCCGCAGATTTGATATTCATCAATTGGCGAAAAATAAACTTTGGATGCAGTGCTATGCGATACGTTTTCCTGATCAACTCTTTAGGATCGTACCACCCCTTAACGACGGACTGTTGCATGTCGTATTTACGCCAATCATCCGTCTTGATCTCACGGCGATCCCTTAAAAACTTATAAACCGGAGTATTCGGATAAGGGAGAAATATGGTCGCTTGAACAGAATCAACGATTCCCTGTAGCATCATTGCTTTGACAAACAGATATGTCGTCTGTTCATTGAGAGGCATGAGCCACGGATATCCGTACATGACTGCAACATGGTTCTCTAATCCTGCACGTTTTGCTTTAACAAGATCGTCGCATATCATAGTTACCGAGATCCCCTTGTTCAGCATGGCCAGAGTGAACTGATCATATTGCTCAAGGCCCCAGAGGATCATCCTGAACCCGGCCTCTTTCATAATATCGAAATCGTGGGATTTCAGAACACCAAATCTCATATTGCATGAGATCTTCATGTGCTTGTTCATCCCGCTCTGCTTCATAAGATTGCAGAATTGCATGAGCCATTCCCCTGTAGGGAAAGTACCGCTATCATCGAAGATCTCCCGAATCCCCAGATTGTAACACTGGATAACCTCGTCGACCATGGATTCAGGAGTACGCCGAGAGTAAAGTTTCTGGGGATATAGTTGGGCCCAAGAGCAGAAAGAACATTTCCCGTACCAACAATCTCTGGCCGCTTGCATGTGCGTTCCCGGAAGATACTTGTAATTCCCGTTCTCGCTGTATTTCTGCCACTTGGTGAGGATTCTATCCGGGGCCGGCAGATCAAGGAATTCCCGGGGGCTCAAACGCGAAACACCGGTACCAACACATTCTCCAAGGATCTCGGTTTGCGGGTATTCTTTCTTGATCTGCTCGGCCAAATGGTGCGTAGCGAATTTTGATTCGATGATGATGTGATCATATTTCAAGTGCAACGGCTCGTCCCAATAGACAATATTGCCCTTCTGTTTCATGTACGTGGCTTGCATGGCCAGAAGCACAGGATAGATCCGGCTATCGTTTTTCTGGTACTGCCGGTTTTGGACTACGTTGCCCCAATCTGGGAAGTGGAATAAAACTTTCATAGGTTTATCAGTACCTTCTTGTTGTCTTGAATTACTGTAACGCAATCAACGCCGACCTTGCGCAGACTTTCAAGAGCGTTGCTCATGGTGTTCGGTATATCGTATATATTAACGTCCAACATGACCAGACATCCCTGACATTTTAATTCCCGAACCCTTTCCGGAGAATAATCGCTCCAATCCAGACGGACGATCATAACTCAACCCTTTGTATAAGATCCTGCACATGATTCCGGATACGTGCAATTCTATCCGACAAATCGTTGAGCGCATCAGCCATCTGGACATCGGTAGAAGGACGTTTTGCAGTATCCCCGGGAGCGGTAGGCATTAGTTTCAGGATGGGGTTTATCCTTCCTTCGAGAGTTTGAACAGACAGAGTACATTCATCGATGACCTGTATTAAATTCTCGAATGACTTGGTAATCGCAGTTACTTTCGTGGGCGTAGCAACACAACCTTGGTTGTTCATCTGTACCATCCTTTTTGTTTTCGGTAAAACACGGAGAGCGTGTCCACCAATGTTTGAAATATATGACCCATCCTCACTGAACTCTTTTCGGCCTTGTACACGAACACCGGGGAATCGACGACTCTAAATTTTTGCTCGCGCATACATACCAAAAGCTCAAGATCGAACGCGAACTGTTTTGTCAAAACCTTCGAGAGAACCTTATCCAACGCTTCCCGCTTGAATAATTTGAATCCGCATTGGGTATCGCGTAGCGGAAGGCCGAATAGGCACCAGATAAAGAAACGGTAACATTCACTCATAACCCGTCGAAGCGGTGAATAGTCCACAACACTGTACTCATGTTTCTTGCTACCGATCACGGCGTCAGCGTTATAGAGCTTCATCACGTTGAGGAACGTTTCGATTTCTTTGGGGTTGAACTGATCGGCGTCTATCAAAAGCACGTAATCCGCGAACTTGTCCACAAACCTATACCCCGTTCTAATGGCGGCACCTTTGCCCTGCGCGATGTTCTTGCGTATAACCGTAGCCGAAGATCCATCGAGCATAAAGTACGTGTCGTCCTCGCTTCCATCGTCGACAACAATGACTTGAGTGCAATATTCCTGCAATCTCGACACCGTACTTAATATTGTCTTCTCCTCATTGTGCGCCGGAACGATCGCGCTAATCATAATGCTTCCTCGATATAGATTTCTGTTCTGGGATTATCCTTGTCGTGCCTGATGCACAAGGTTTCCATCTGGATCACATAGCTCGAATCATCGTCGATAATACCTGCCTTAACAAGAGAGTCATCGAGCATCTTCTGGCCGTAGTTGGAATAATCATGTTTCACTTTCGTTGGGAAATATAGCTTATAAAGTATCCTGACTTTTTTCCCACGAAAATGAACCGATGGGCCATAATTCTCAAGATAGTACAGTTTAACAGCGGTATCAAACTCCTGTTGAGCCTCATAGAATTTGGCCCACCGATATTTCATATTCCCACCACGGAGCAGTTTGTTAAGGCTTTCCTGTAACTTCGGTACGACAATTATTATTTGCATAAGCTGTATTGGACGAACCTTTTCCCGTTCATCGTGATTGTCCATGATTTGATCTGGAACATAATGTCTGCATACCGGCCGTGGCGCAGATCCCAAATACGTGCCGACAGCCTGAAACAACCAAACCGTTTTAATGCCTGTAGCGCTGTGATCCCCTTGTGTGTCTTGAGGTATTGCAGTATTGCTCTGTTCTGACTTGCCCTGACCATGGCGTTCTCCTTTTTATATTACCAGATCTTCATAAGCCTGAATCCCGGGTATATCCGTACCCGACTTCATGGCCCTGACTACCGCGCCGATCTTGACCTCATCCGGCATCATGTACTCGCGCGGGATAAGACCCTTATCCACGATCTTGAATTTCCAGATCTTGCGTTTCACCATGCCTTCAACCTTGGGGACGTTCGACTGAACCACGGGAGTTACCATTTGAACCTGTTGGGCCTGTTCCTGCAACTGCTCGGCTTTCTCGGTCTGGCCCTTCTCCGCGGCCTTTTCTGCCCGCTTTTGGAGCTTCTCGGCCTCTTTCCTCTGCATTTCCTGCACCCGGGCCTCTGCTTCGCGCTGTTTTCGGTCTTCCTCTGCCAGATACGCCTTAATCCTGACATTTACCTCGTTCTCTGCCTGAACATATGGCTGAAGGTACGTGTCCCTCTGGGCGATGGCCTTCTTCCATGCGGCATGAGCGTCCTTGATTATCGGATCGAAGGCTTCATTTACGGCCTTCTGGCGCTCTTTAAGCATCTTCTTGAATTCAGATGCCGCGGTATATTCTTCGGCCGTCTTGACTACCATGGCCTTAATCCTCTCAAGGACTGTAGGTGCTTCTTTTTCAAACTTCTGTAGCGAGTTTTCCTTCATGGCTCTTTTTCTCCTTTGGTTTCCTAAAAGATATCTGCTTATCGTTCAGATCGAAGAAATGAGCGATAAACCTTATGACGGCCTCTGTCTGGCGCTCAATGAGAGAGCTCCTTTTTATATTGCATTAGATTCGACAACCTCAATTTTCTTCTTTCTACCGCCTCTTGCACCGTAATATCTGGCTGAATAACAGGTCAATATCTTCATGATGTCCTCAGCCAGTTCTTCTTCGTATTTCTTTTCCCTGTTTTCCATAATCTCAACCTTAATCCCAAGATTGCGGAATATTGACCAGAGATACTCATACCCAAAGCGAGCAATGCGGTCTTTGTATTCAATCAGGACACGCTCAATTTTTCCTTGAAAAGCCATGTTCAACAACTTGTGCAAGCCTTTCCGTTTCTCATTTATCCCGCTGGCTATTTCATCAATCACAATGTATTTATAACCCTGTGATTCAGCGTGTTTCATCAGCCTGTCTTTCTGGCGTTCAAGATTTTCTTTTTGCTTTGCCGTAGAACATCTGGCATAAACAACGGTGACTTTATCTTGCTTCTCTGTTACTTTTCCAGTGAAGTGGTCTAAGTCCTCTTGCATAAAACGCCTGTGACCGCCAGTGGTCTTGAACGATTTTATTCGCTCATTATTGGCAAGAGTTTTTAGCGTGTTGATTGATACGCCAATGTATTTACTTGCTTCTTTTGTTTTGAGTATCATTGTGATAATGTTCCTGTTCTTCCCATAGCTTGTTTGCAACCTCTACATCATCTTCGTTCTCATCTTCCAAATCATTTATCTCCCGCAACTCGTTGCACTGGTCTTTTAAAATTTCAAAGGTGCATGATTCACACAATGGAGTTTCATCTTGGTCAAAGAAATATTCTGGTCTTATGGTTCCGCAATTTGAACAGAAAAGGTCGTCCATTTTTTCATAAAAATTATCCTTTGTTACTTTCATTTTCCACCTCTTTTGACTTGTATCTTTTTAACAGGAAATTTTTCACCAGCCTTTTTACACAGTTTTATAAATTCTCTTTCCGCATAATTCGGCCTGCCAAGTGTTAAGCATATTTCGCATATACCTTCAGAAAGATTGTCTGGATTTATTTTTGCCCCGAATCTTTTTCTTGTGGCTTTGACAACAAAGTTAGGGCTGATATACTTTGTCCCTTTCCATACCGTTACATCTCTAAAAATTTCCTGTAAAATGTCATCAACATAATAGGTGCTTAGTTTATAATTAAAGTTTTTCATTTCTGCTTCTCCTTTTGGTAAAAAATACTGTCCATAAATGTATCTATTGTTTTTCCGTAAGCAACAGCGTTTTCTAAGTCACGTTTCATCTCGCATGATTGGCAGACTGTAAATATTCTTCCGTTAGTATCTCCACACGCCTTACACTTCCATCTGCCTTTTGGAAATCCAGACTTAACATTTTCCATTTCCACCCCCTTCTATTCTTGTTTTTGCTATCTCAAAATATTCTTTATTCTGCTCTATCCCAACAAATCTATAACCAAGCGATTTAGCCGCTATTCCCGTCGAGCCAGAGCCTAAAAATGGGTCTAAAACCAGCCCATTCTTAGGAGTAACAAGACATATTAAATACTTCATTAACAGTATTGGCTTAACCGTAGGGTGATAGTTTTTATATTTAACGTTCCTGTCATTTCCACTACCAGTTTTCATTGTGCATTTAGCACCGCCCATTTTATCTATATCGCATTTTGCTTTTTCTTCGCAGTTTTCCAATCCTTTATCACGCTCTGAACGGCTTGCCTTAGCACAGTAGAAAAAGCGGGCTGCTGAACCTTTCCCATCATATCCAACCACTTCACCGTTTTTGTTTGTGATACTTCCCCAGCCAGCGTATTTATTATTTTTACTGTTTATTTTATGAGGTTGACAACCGTTACTATCAGGAAATAAATCCAATACCTCTTGTGAGCCATCGTGGATGAAGTTGGCTGGAAATCTTCCAAGCGGAGATACTTCTTGATTCTCCCCTGCGTATCCACCCTCATAAACATTCTGTGCGGCTTTGTTTGTTTTCCATTCACCGCCAAAAGTTCTTGGGTCAACTTCGCCACGATATTTAATGCGTGATATGTCTATGTTCAATCCGCCAACTCCCCACTTTAAAACATTCTCAACAACGGTTTTTTCTGATAACGGTTTTCTTGCAACAACAATCGGCTCATGAGCTCCCTTCAATCGTGGCCCCGCCGTATATGGTTATCAATATCTTCCCGTCTTCCTGCTGTTCCAGAATTAGCTTTCTCATGCTATGCCCCTTAATCGTTTCCACTTATACGATTTCAATGCGCACAAGAACATGAAATCATCGTCCTTATCCTTGTGCCAATCCACGCTGAATTTTCCGTCTTCGGTAAGATAGACGCTTGCGCGCTTTCTGATTTTTTCCCCGATACGTTCTTCCCATAGGACTTTGTAACCTCCGGTCTGAAGCGCAAACCCCGCTTGTTTCCCCCCTGATTTGATATCTACAAGGATATCGGCCTTTACGCGATCCAGAGTACCGGCTACCATCCATTTCTTCGAATACATTTTGTACTCGATCGCATCGAACGTTTTAATCCCGAGTGCTTTCTTCGCATCATTCCATGCCGTTAACCGAGGCATCAATGCCGGGTCTACACTGTCCATATCGAGGTCGTTCAAGTCTGATAACTCGCAGATCCGGTGCACATACCGGCCACGAATTCTGTCAGATTCAGAGGCACCGTAACTGGATATGAACCCTTCAGCGCCTAATACCTCGGTAACGGATGGAATAACGATTCCCCCTACTTTATAAATATGGGACTCGGGATCAAACTCGAATTTTACTTCTGTTTTTTCTGGCATTTCCTACAGAGAGATTTCTTATACTTACCGGTTGAGAAATCATACTCTGCTTTGGTAATGGGCAGAGTACAATCGTTACAGATAAACTGGCCTTGGAAAACTTCTTGTGCCTGTTCAGCCACTGGCTTACCCTCGTCTGGCGATGGTTGTTCAGCCACTTCAGTTCGTGTTTCAGCCGGCGCAGGAGCACTTTCTGGCTTGTCTTGGGGAGGCTCATCTTTGCCTTTCTTTTCAGACAGGGCCCGCGGCTCTTTCATTGACGTGATCTCAACAGTTTCGGCTTCAAGAATACGTTCAGCCTCATCCTGTTCATAAATCCCGGCAAATCCAAAGGCTTCTCGAGCACCTTGTATTTTGGTTTTGTGCCGTAGCATACGTTTAGTGTGAGTTTTCCACGGAGAATCGTAATCCAGTTGCCGGAATACTTCATCGAGGTATTCACGAACAACGGTTTCGCTCCCGTCCTTCTTAACGATATGGATCTCACACCATTTGGGGCAGGGTTTCGCTCCCGGCATGGTTGTCCATTCTGTTTCGGCCGGCTCCACGTAATAATGGTTTCGGTAATCAGGATGGCTCACCATCAGCCTGTTCCACCCATCAGTGCTGACCACGGGGATGATCGCACCTGTTTTTGTATCCGGGTACGCGTAGATCTCTTTCGTAAGCGGGTTCAACTTGTACGCGTTTGCTACAGCGATATAAGCGATAAACTCTGAATCAGACGCTTCCCGGTAAGTGCCGTCCTTCTTCTTTATCGGCTTGAATATCGCGGCCTTGAGTGTTGACTTCAGGTCGCCCGGATCTACGGACAACCGTTCTGCCAACGACTGCAAAGCATTTTTCTTGACCAGATCCTTACTCATCTTTGCCCCCTGCGTTTATTGCAAGAGCGGATTTCCCAACGTTCAGAATAGTTCTTTCTGGCACAATCTGAACACCGCTGAACACGCCTTTTAACTTCTCCGCTTGAGCCGTAGCGATCTCAACCTGTGCTCTGCGAGTGCCGGCCTCACCGCCGTAAAGCGCTTCCCTCTTTAACATCTGGACTTCGGCTTCCGCTTTACCCACGGCAAGAATACCCGACGCCATAGCAAGGTTTGCATCGCGATTACCTTCTGCCTCGAGAATCCGCTTCTGTTTTTCGGCCTCTGCCTGAAGGATCTCTTTCTGTTTCATGGCCTCTGCCTGTTTGATCTCCTCGATCTTCTTGGCTTCTGCCTCCTGCTTGCGAGATTCAACCTTGGCCTGTGATTCAGCAAAAACTCGGCGAGCTTCTTCTTCAGCGGCTAACGTCTGCTGTTGTTTCTTCAACGTTGTCTGTATGGCGAGGACTTTCTCGGCGATCTCCTGCTCGTATTTAGGATCAAGGTATACCTTATAGATAATGTGGTTCTCTATGATT